TATTAGTCTTGATTATAATTATTTATCTATTTACTCAAATATCGGGCATAGAACACCTATGCACCGATGTGATTGGGGGTGAATGTGTCTAATTTTCAAGAAGAGGCGAAAGTGGAAGTTACTTTATTGAATCAGTATCTGAAACCCTTACTTGGTAAAAGGGTGGAAGTTGATTATTTACAATCTATTGACTGGTTTAATAAAAGTGGCAAAGAACGTGGATGGTTGGTAGAAAAAGAAGGTATCTACTACTTATTCAAAAATAGAAATAGCACAAAGGCCAAATCTGTTACGTTTGGTTTATATGACGGATTTGCTTCAACTATAACAATTAAACCAGAAGGAATAAGGATAGTTTGATGTGTGAAGTCTGCAAAAGACGATGTAATCTAAAATGTCAGTGTGGAAAAGTATTATGTCACCAACATTTTATTTTACCTTGTTACAAACAACACAAAAGGAATAAGAAATGAGAAATAAAAAAGGAATCTGTGCTTACTCTAAATGTAAAGAACACGAAGCATATTTCGATGGTCAGCAAGAATGTTGGAAGTCAATCAAAAACTGGGAACAAGAATTTGATGAAAAGTTTACTGAGCAAAAAGAAGTCAAAAGAGTTATAGAGATTAAACCGTGGTTTTCTACTTTTCAATACCCCGTTATAACTTTTTTGAAGCCAGATCAAGACGGAGAATTGGGAGAAGAAATTAAATCTTTCATTAGAGAAAAATTAAATACAGTTGGAGGTAAGTGTGTCTGAAGTATGTGTGGAGTATGTTGGAGGGAAGTGCATTTAATATGAAACTAACTATATTTTTGGCTGCGGCAGTTATTATTACTTTAGCTGCGTGGAAGGTAGGCGAGATCATAAGTTCACTTTAGAAAGGGGGTCAATGTATTTAATGTTATTGGGAATCTTAATTGGCATTATATTAGCGACTATCGTTAATTACTTTTTGTTCAAACACTTTGATAAAAAGATTAAAAATATTACAGATAAAACTATCTGGGAAAAATAGAAAGGGGGTGAACCATGAAAAACTTACTGTCCATCAACAATATAATTATCGCTGGCATTGCTTTAGTTATATTGCTCTCTGGAGTGAGACTGTATCAGTTAAACGCCAGGAATATAACTTGGTGTTTGACTCACTCTTACAGTTGTGATATTGCAAGACTGGAGAGTGTAAAAGGAGAGCTCGAGAAGGTAAATGAAATCAATTTACCGACTGCTAAATAGAAGAAGCGAGAGAGGTCATTTTCTAATTGCTTCTGGAATATGTGTAACAACAATTCTGGGAGTAACTAAAAGATTAGTAAATAAGTATTGACAAATGTGTGTATGTGTGAAATAATGTATATTGGAGGTGGTAAGTATGACTGAACAACAGCTTAAAAACTATCTACACTCACAAAGCAAGGCCCTTGACACTATTTTTAGTAGTGAGGGTGCAAGAAAAAGCAGAATAAAAAAGGTTCTACAACATCTACAAGATGAATTTGGCAACGGTTATATAAAGGTAGAGTATGTGGAAAGAGACAAAAAGGACTGGGAAGGTGGGTTTGAATACCCTGAATAGCTATGTGGGAACAAACTAATTACCTAGAAACTAAATTGCACGAATACTTTAAAAAAACCTATACAGAAAGGAAAAGAGACAAACTTTCGGCCTCTGATACAGGCTGTGTACTACATAGGCAATTAAAACTTTGGAATGTGGAACCAGACCGCCCTTTAACTTTCGATCAGATGTTAATTTTTGACTTCGGCAATATGGTTCACTGGTTCTTGCAGGAGAGGTTGAAAGACGCAGATATATTGGAGATGAAAGAGGTTGAACTAGAAGATGAGTTAACCATTGGACATGCTGACGCACTAGTCAAAGAAGATGGTCTGCTTGTACCTTATGAGTTTAAAAGCACAAAAGACTATTCAATAGACAGAATAGTCAAGGAAGGCCAGCCGCAGGAGCAACACATAAAACAACTGATTGGTGGTTATATGAGACTGCTTAAAAAGCAGAACATTAAGAATTTAGCTAACTTCGGCAAGATAGTATATTTAGCTAAGTGCTTTGATGACTCGCACCGAAATATATTATATAAAGGCAAAGAATTAGGAGAGGGTAAAACCATTTTAAGATTTGTAGAGTTCAAGGGAGAGTATGATCCTAAGCTGGCTGAGTATGTGGAAGAAGAAAACAAAAAGATTATGGCAAACGTGAAAGCAAAAACTCCCCTGCCGTGCAGTGAGTGGAATAAAGTTTATCATAAAGATACACGTTGGAATCAATATATTAGCTGGTGTTCTAAAACATCAGAAGAAAATCAAAGGAGGTTAAATGAAATTCAGGGATAAAAAAGATGTGCCGCTTTTAGATTGGGAGGTAAAAGCTGAAAATCCATGTGATAGATGCGGAAACCAATCCCACCATTATAATTCCTTATACTTTCCGTATAAAGGTGTACGTATATACTTATGTGATATTTGCTTCTTAGGTATAGCTTTAGGATTAAAATTCGATATAGAAAAAGTTATTAAAAAGGAGACAAATGATAATTTGCTCAATACATGAGGGTAAAGAACTAAACAAAGTAACTAAAAACAAAGGCATCCCATACCATTGGATTAAAGATGCAGAAAGCGAAACAGGCTTTTCTATGTGCTATGGGGGGGATAAACCCATAACCAAAGAGTCTGTGCCACAAGCCCAAGTTAAAGCCCCAGACCCAGATAAGATGACCAAAGAAGAGTGGGCGCAAAAAGATAAAACAAAAAATGAGATTATTGCTCGAATGAGTGTAGGGAAAGAGTTTATTAGTCAAGCGATGAGTCCAACCCAAGCAGCTCAGGAAGGCCACATGCTTGAATGGATACATTTTTATTTAACAGGCGAAATTACTGACAATCTTATAAACGAAGACGCAGTTGCTGAGCTGATTGAGGAGGAAGATGCCTAAATATTATGGGATTAGACGTTTGTCTGAAAGATTAGCCGATGAAGGCTTGCCATCTACTCGTATCTGGATATATAAGATGATTAAGAAAGGTAAATTAACCTTGCCGAAACATGCTTTTAGCAACTCTCGGTATGCTTTAACCGAGGATATTATATCCGATATAGTAAATTCTCTAAAAACTAAAGGGGAGTGGCCGATTAAATGAAACCCGTCTACGATTCTATTCTAAGAATAGGCAGTCAGGATTTAGTTCCAATCGGGGATCATTACCGCTTTGTAATAGCCGAGACCATGCCGCACACAGGCTGTAAGTTTAAGTTCTCCATAAGAGAACGGATCATTCAGGAAATGATAAAGAGGGGTAAGAGATTAGAAGTTAGGTTCGCTGAACACCCTGATCTTGAGTTTAACCTTAATCCTCTTCAGTGGAGAAATTTAGGGGAAAAGAAATATGAAGTCAAACTGTTTAAGAACAATCCAATGCCTGTGTTTTATTACTATGTTGGGTTTAACAATCAATTAGTTAACAAGCCTGATACCAAACAAGCCGAAGGGCAAGGTGCTTTTATATAATATGAAAAATAAAACAAGATTCAACTTAAATAATAAAGACTGGCTTAAGGTAGATAAAATCACCATAGCCAAAATCACTGGCAGATATGATTGGTGGGAGGCTAATGATAAAGAAGAAGAAAATTAAAATTCAGATAGTTAGTTGGTTAAATGGAAGTGTATTATTTGAATACGAAAGTAATGATAATACTATTAAACAAACCCTAGAAAAAGCGGTCAGTAAGAATGCTAACCTGGGGGGTGCTAACCTGCGGAATGCTGACCTGTGGGATGCTGACCTGCGGGGTGCTGACCTGCGGAATGCTGACCTGTGGGATGCTGACCTGCGGGGTGCTAACCTGGGGGGTGCTAACCTGCGGAATGCTGACCTGTGGGATGCTGACCTGCGGGGTGCTAACCTGGGGGGTGCTAACCTGCGGAATGCTGACCTGTGGGGTGCTAACCTGCGGGGTGCTAAAAACATAAGTAGCGACCAAACCGATTACTGGTGGCACATACATCACGAAACATTATATGAGTATCTAACTGAACCTATAAGAGCCAGAATTAACTATATTAAAAAGGAAAAACCAAAAAAAGAGGTTGAGTTAAGACTAAAACTATTGAAGCCTGTTTTGGGTAAAATTCCTACTACGGAAAAAGGTTGGGAAGCACTGCATCAAAGGGAATGTAAAGATTGTAGTTGGAATTCAAAACAACAGACAATTTTCCCTAAAAAATAATATGAAATTAGGAACTCAACATACATTAGAAACGAAACTAAGAATTTCTAAATCAAGAATGGAACACGGTAAATCTAGGACTCCAACATATCGTTCGTGGGGAGGAAGTTAAAAGAAAATTAGAATGAAATATGTCGACCTTTTCGCTGGAATTGGAGGATTCAGACTTGGAATTGAAAGGGCTTTTGAAAAGAAAGCGGAACGAGTATGGAAAGAAAGTTCGCAAAGAGTACGAAGCAAAGCGATTGCAGGTGAGCCTCAAGGAACTTCGAGATTGGACTATAGTGGAACAGAAACACAGCAACACGATTTCAGGAGTCCAGATAGACAATTTACTTGTGTTTATACCAACGAATGGGATAAATATGCAGCACAAATATATGAAAAAAACTTCAAAACCAAAGTCGATACAAGAGACATTACTACCGTTAGAACAGACGAAATCCCCGACCACGACCTCTTATGTGCGGGATTTCCTTGCCAAGCATTTAGTGTCGCTGGAAAGCGTAGAGGATTTGACGACACCAGAGGGACTCTATTTTTTGACATCGCTAGGATTCTCAAGGACAAAAGACCCAGATATTTTCTACTCGAAAACGTCAAAGGTTTACTTTCTCACGACTCCGGAAAAACTTTCCAGACAATACTTGGGGTTCTCTCCGATTTGGGGTATGAGTATCAATGGCAGGTTCTTAACAGCAAAGACTTCGGGGTCCCCCAGAATAGGGAAAGAGTGTTCATTATCGGACATCTTAGAGGAACAAGTCGACCAGAAGTATTTCCTATCGGAGGAAGTGGTAAGTCGAATGATAACCAAATTACGAGTAATGCCATTGACACAAACTACTGGAAAGGTATTGACAACCACGGCCAAAGGACAATGATTTCGGATTCATTACACGGATTCGGTCACGGTTGGCAAGGATACCATAATAAGAAAGCGGTAAAAATGGGATTGATAAGACGCTTAACCCCAACCGAGTGTGAAAGATTACAAGGCTTTCCGGATGGCTGGACTGAGGGAGTTAGTGACACACAAAGGTATAAAATGTTAGGAAACGCTGTAACTGTAAATGTGGTAGAAGAAGTAATTAAAAGAATGTTTTTAGAAACCACTAAGGCTTTGTTGGAGGGTTTAGAATGAAACCAAATATATGGGTAACAAAAAAATCTAGTGTTAGTTTAAGAAACAAAATCACTAATGATTGGGGTAAAAGATGTCCTAAATTTTTTACTTTATGTCATGTTTGTATGGCACATTTAGCCGTAGATATTCTGACTGACCTGTATAAATTTGCTGACGAATAGTATAATGTATTAGCACCTTATTCATGGGGGCTGGGAGTTCATCTCCTTTCATTGAGCAAACAACGCTTATTGGGCAGGTAAGCGACTCATTTTCACTGCATTCTTCCAGCCTCCGTCATTATTTGCTTACTTAAACAGCTTATAATTTGCATCAGTGGTAGGCAGGGACAGGCTTATCACTGCTGGAGCTTATATTAGCTCAAGTCTATTAGTACTAAGGTGAACCTGGCAAGATGGGTGGTCCTATTGTCAGTCCTACTGGGTTTGCTATTTGCTCTAACAGGATTAGCGGAGAGTTGGCATAAAGAAAAGAACGAGAAAGAAGAGATAAAAGTTAAGCTAGAGCAAATACAAAAACAGTATGAACAACTAAAGATATCTAAGACGGCATCCTCGCCAAAGAAAGTAGCCGCCACTACTACGTCAAAACCCCAAACAAAACAAGCGGTTGTCATTCCTGTGGACAAACAAGTTATTGCTGATTATATAAGGAGCAAATTCAAGTCTGAATACGCCGTTAGAATTGCAGTCTGTGAGTCAGGTTTAAATCCTCAAGCAACAGGTAGTGCCCTTGAGCGTGGTATCTTCCAAATTCACCCAGTACATGCCGTAAGTATGACAAAGGCAGGCTTTACTTGGGCCTCTATGTACAACTGGAAAAGTAATGTTGACTACGCTTATCTTCTTTATTCTTGGCATGGCTGGTCGCCGTGGAGCTGTAGGAATTATGTCTAAAGGAGTATAATTTATAAGAGGGCATTATGAAAGACTTTGTCGCTTTGTTTGTCCTAGTCACCGCCGCCGCTGTCATTACAGGAGCGGTTTGGAGCATGGTTACTTTTCTTTTAATCACCGACTTTCTGGTGGGCATAGTGGTAGCAGTGATGTTTATTATTCTTGGCGTAGTTACTTGGTTTGTTTGGTATGAATGAATTTATTTACTCGATAAGAATGTTTATTTTAAGATTAGAGGCCAGATTATCTAATTGGTTATATAAGAAGTTAGGATGAGTAATCGTTATTATGTTAGAGGGGTTAACGCTGAAAGAGAAGCTAAGAGGATATTAGAAAATGAATGGGGATGTGAAGTCTTTAGAACAGCGGGAAGCCATTCCAGAGCGGATTTAATAGCGGTGATGAAGCTTGGAGAAGGCGGCTTTTACACAAGATTGATACAGATTAAGACTTGCAAGGAGAAGGATTTAAACAAGTATCGAAAGGAGAAAGAGGAAGATGTTGAACTATGGATCAAGATTCTAAACAAGGGCTGGGAAATAATAATATGACAGATAAAAACAGGTGGGCATATATGTGTATTATTAAAGACTGCAAAGAGAGGATAGTAGTGGTTGATCCAGAAGTTTCCAAAGCGTGGTGCAGTAGGCACCTCCCACCGCTTTAATATGTCATTAAAGGCTGACCTTTCAGTCAGGCAATTAGGCCATAGATTATAACTTTTACTCTGGTACTGCAACCTAATTGTCTGATTGAGAGATTAGTAGAAAGGAAGGGAGTATGAGATGGTCAACGTCATCTTGGTTACCGACACGGGTTTCCTGTTCTGCTTCCTTCCCGTCAAGAACATCGAAGATGCCGACAGGCAAGTGAAGCAAAGACCGAAAGGGAAGATACTCGTCTTTGAGGTAACTGTTGGGGACCGCACTGTCGAAGCACAAGACATACTGATAGCGTACGCAGGGGAGGTGTGTCATTGACTCGGCAGAGTTCATCCAAAGACTTGCACACGTTGCGATTCACTACCTTGTCTTACTGGACGAACCTTTGGTGGGGGATTCTCTGGTACCAGTTTCTCTACTGTCTCGTAGTCTCTGGGACTGTTACATTGATCTTATCGAGGGATTCCCAGAGACAAAAGGTGAGGCTGATTTTATCATCGAAACCGTTAGAGATTACAAACGAGGAAAAATCAGCGTTGAACGAGCCTTCCAACGGATCGAGGAGAGCGTGAAATGGACTACTCATAAATAGCCAAACCTCCCTTTGGCTAGGTGGTTGGATTGTTCAAAGCAGGTGTCGTCTTGCTGAGAAAGTCTGACCACCGAGACAATTACTAGGGCAGGAATAAGGGCGTACCGACCTCCAGTCGCCGCACCCCTACCTTATTCTTGCCCCTCATTTAATATGAAAAATTATACTGTCAAGGTTATAACCTCAAAAGGTAATAGCAGACTGTCAACCAAGAGTATTCGTAGGTTTCTCACTTATATACGCACGATTAACTGGGATAGGAACCTGAAAAAGGTCTATCTTAAAGTCTATTATGGTAAGCAAAAGGATGTATTTGGCAAACTATCCCAATTTCATAACGAAGGTTGGTACACTAAGGAAAATGAATTTTGGCAAGCGTTCACGGCGTTTAATGAGGTTAGTTAACCCATAGTAATAAACATTGAAAATATATTAGAAATTTCTTTGGAGAGTTTTAGAAACCGCCTAAAGAACCTTGTTCTCCAGCGAATTGATCTAATGTGCTAGGAGCAGTAGGTTGAGCTTGAGGCAACTGTTGGGGTGTCCCACCTGCTGCTGCTCCTGTCCATTCCCCTGGGCCTGGGATCGGAGCATTCTGTAGTAATTGTTTTAATACATCTAGTTTAGTTTTCGCTGTAGTACTAGTATCAGATAAACTAGGAATATATTGGCTTGCAAGTTCAAAGTCTTTATCGGAGATTCTAGCTCCTTGATAAGCCCTAAGAACATTAAGTTTAAGAATCTTATATTTCTGACCTAGTGCAATCACCTCGTTTGGTACGCCAGCACCACCTAAACGATCTAATTGAAAGTCATATAGTCTACCTTTTGCGGGGCCGTAACCCAATTTATCAGCACCCTCAATCTGACTCATTGTAAAGTTTGCTTTGTTTATAAATTCTTCACTTGAACTTGCTGCTTGAGTTTTCTTTTGGTCTGCGTTTATTAACTGATAAATTGATTTATATACATTTAAATTCTGTGGGTCTGCCAACATTGCCATAATCAACTGTTCTTTAGTTAATCCCAATGGAGAAGCTTCAGCCTGTTGGGTAGGAGTTTCAGAGGGTAGTGCCTCTGCTCCACCTATCCCACTTACTCCAGGTACTCCACTAGGTTGTTCTGGGGGAGGAGTTGTGGTTTCTGTTGGAGTACTAGTCGCTGTCGGTAACAGAGATGGCAATCTAGTTCCTGCTTGGGCTGCCGCCACACCTGCTACTCTAGGTATTCTTGATAAGGCCTCTGCCCCAACTTGGGCCCCTCGTCCCGCAATATCTGCTCCTGTTTGAACTGCTCCCATTCCAGGCAAGTTGACACCAATTAAAGGAAGTCTTAAACTGGATTGAGCTGCTTTAGTTAATGCTGGAGCTCCTGCAAAAAGGTTGGCTTGTTGTGAAAGTAACTGTCCTGCTTCTTCAGATAAATCATTAATAGCATCTCTTAACCCTCCATAGAACCCTCGATTAACAATAGCTTTAGGTGATGTTCCAGCTAATTGTTTACCAGCCTCGACACGTAGTATATCTAAAGCCTTACCAGGAATTTTATTATTTATTACCTTTTGTTCTAGTTGCTGTATAAGTTGATTCTTAGGTGCTAAAAATGGTTCATCAGTAAAACCAGATAATGACTTTTCTATAAATGTTCTTACTGTAGGAGCATCAGCACTTTTCTTTGAAATTAACTTCCCTACTGCTTTATTCAAAGTATCAACAGTAGGTTGTAAAACTTCTCTTTTTGCTTGAGCCGCTCCAGGCTTAGTAAATGCTTGTATAGTTTTTAGGACATCAGCTTCTTTAGTCGCAGCTCCTATTCCTTTACCTACAGTTCCAGGTTTTATACCTGTAGAAAATTTCTGTAAACCAATTCCTGTTTTACCTAAAGCCGATATTGCCTTTCCAGCTACTACTGGAGCTAGCCCACCAAGAGCAGCTTCCGTTGCAAGACCAGGAAGATTAAAACCCTCACCTCTTGGTCTTCTAAATAGAAATTGTTCTAATAATTCGCCACCGCCAGCACCCGCTGCACCACCAAGAGGCCCACCACCTAAAAAACCACCGATACCACCAATTAGAGGCAACACATTAAACCTTTCAAGAAAACCTTGCTGTGGTGGTTGTGCAACCTGACCTAAAGGTGTCTGTTCTTGCATTGCTAGTATCTGTTGTAGTTCAGTTAATGTCGCCATAGCTATCTCGGACTCTGTCCGTATAATCCTCCAGTAATATTTATTGGGCCTAATCCTCCTGGTATATTCAGTGCAGATGTACCAGTTTTAACAAACTCACTTCCTGCTCCTGTACCTACTAATGGTTTACCTGTACCTCCTAATTTAGTTACTAAATCGGCGTGTAATTTCCAGAGTTGTCCTACTGTTTTAGCGTCTGTGATACCTGATTTCTGTAAAGTATCAATTTGTTTCCAGACATCAAACTCAGTTCCACCCCTAGCTCGTATAGTTGAGTTTATCTTATTCCAAATTTCTTTGGCAGTAAGCTGTTTCTCTCCACCCCCCGTTTTAGTACCAGCTTGCCCACTCATTAAAGCAGTTAAAATATCTAATGGATTACTTCCCTGACTAGCTGCCGCTTGTCTTCGTTGCAAGTCAAGCTGTTGCATCTGCATAAACTCATTCAACCTATCCAAATATGATTGTCGTGCTAATTCTGATTGACTCTGAGCTTGGGTGGCGGCGGCTTGGAAACTTCTAGTACCAGCCCCCACAATGTCCTCAATTCCACCCATTCTCTGACCAAGCAATCCTGCTTGGGCGATAGCGGGGGCGGCTGTCGCACTGCCCCTTTCAGCTGCCATTCTCAATCTCTCAAAAGGGTTACGAATATCAGCAAATTGAGCAGCGGCTTGGGAAGGGGCGGCTACCAAATTAGATACACTCTGGCTAAACTGATTAAGTACGTCTTGATTCTCATTGAACAATGTATTTACCCGTTTCTTGAGGGTATCTTCTATCGTTGGCATACCAGCAGCAAAACCAGCCGCTCGTTGAGAAGCAACCTGTGATTGCTGTCTTAGTGCCTGTATGTCTTGTGGTAAGTCTGTTCCTACGTTAGCCATATATATATATTATAATCCTATGCTTCTGCTTGGTTCAAACAATGCTGGCGTTCTCGGTGCAAACTGCGTTGGGTTAAATTGCTGAAGCAAACCTAAGTTACGCTGTTGCTGCTCTGCCGCAGTACCAAAAGGAAACCTTTGAGCAAAGGTGAGTAACTTTGGCAAAGCTTGTTGAGCAAATCCCTGTTTGATTAAACTTGTAGTAATATCTTCTGTGCCTGTAATTCTGCTCTGCTCAAGCTCCGCCTTCTGTCTTTCCATTTGCTCGGCTGCTGTTTCAAACTGTCTACCTCGTTCAGCCTCGGCCACACCAAGTTTCCTTCGAGAGATACCGCTAAAGAGTTCATTACTAGCTGCTAGCCCCTCCAAAGCAGCGTCTTTAGCTTGTTGGTAGACTATATTGGCTCTGCCAGCAAGCCCTCTGGTTGTGCCTTTTAGTTCATCTATAAGTTTATTACGAGTGTCAAAAGATTCTAACTTAGTTCCCACATCAGAAAGAAACTCATTCAAGACTCTTTCATATTCTGGCTGTACCATCTCCCTTGCTGCTTTCTGACTTGATTCAGTTAATCCCTTATCAATGGCTAGTGGGTCGTTAACAAATAACTTTTTATATAAATCAGTTTGTTGTTGGACAAACTTCTTAGCATTATCAACTATTGAATTCTCTACCGTCTGTGGGGTAGAAACCTTTGGTGCGGTGGCGGTTGTGGTTCTGGCTGTTGCAGCAGTGCCAACTTTTGTCGGTGTGCCACCAGCGTAGGGAGTTAGCACACTCTTATACTGAGCTGGTGCAGAAGCCACGGATGTGGGAGCAAAAGAAATAATCCTTACGCCTGGGTTTTTGGCAGCGAAAGTAGTCTGCCAATCAGGACGGTTACTACCCCACCAGTACGTTCCTTTGTTTGTTTGAACACGATAGACGGCCATTGTGCTTTAAGTATAACATTACTCAGGCAGTTTGTAGTTTGTTAATTGGTACTTAAATTTGAAATCGGTTGCAGAACAAGTAGCAGGAAAGAAAGCAGCTCCGTTAGCTATTCTTGACACCCTAAACCTAATCTTACTGTTGTCTATATAAACTTCTGTTGAAGTAGCACACTGACCAGGCCCAAAGCCAGAGGGTGCTGGCGTATAGTTGATACCACCACGTTCCGAGTCATTATATAAAATGAAGTGAGCTGCATAGCTTAATTTATGAGTAACATCACTAGTAGCAGTGTCCTCCTCAACACTCTCAGTTGGGCCAAGTTGCCCCATACTAATGGTAACATCTCCCTGTTGTACTATGTTCAACATCTGAAATCCAGAAGTAACAGATAAGAGGCGGTCTATAGCTGTTCTGACATCTATATCTGTCTCAGACAGTTTAAGTCCTACTTTATCTTTATCCAACTTAGAACCAACATTAGGTGTTGGTGTAGCAGGATCAACAAAAGCCACATAAACTAATTGATTGGCGGAATCACAGCTAAGCTGTATGTTTGAGGCGTTGCTGGTAATCTTCCCATAGACAGAGTTCTCAAAGCCAGATGTATTTAATGGGTTGAGATCGTACTGAGGAAAATATTTACTGTTGTTTAGTATGTAACCCACCACAGTGATTGGATAACCAAACGGATGATTTATTGTTTGGCTAGTTCCACTTATCTTACCAGCCTTCCAGATTTTAGGGTGAATATAGTCACTACTAAAAGATACATCTCTGTCCCTAGCAGAGGTAACATCAATATTAGGCTTGGATACCTTAATACCAAAACTCATTGTAACTCCTCATCAATATATATCTTGCATAAAATCTTTAAAGTATAATCTGATCCTTGTACTGTAACCCAACCTATTCTAGAAGTAAGCGCATTAGTAGTAATGGTATCAACAATACCTTTTGTTGGATTTGTTAAGCTATCATCACTAATACCTGGTACTCGGAAAAATCTGCCTGCTGTATCCTCACAGGTTATCTCATAGGCTGGATTATACCCTAGATTGTGGGTGAAAGTAACAGTATTGTTAAAATCACCAGCCGTAATAGTAACTGTGGTAGGAAAAGAAATAAACTTTTTTTGCTTTAGAGTATAGTATTCTGAGTAGAATACTAATGATCTTTCAGGAGCATTAGTTGCATCTTGATCTGGTAAAGATATCTTGATTCCTGTAGCCATCAATCAAAGTTACCTATAATAACTCTATTAACATCGTTTCTATCCTTCACCAATATCCGCCCCTTCACTGTGTCAATAGAGATTAGACTGCCTTTAAAACTTTCAGTTCTAGCCCCGAAGTCATCAGCACTCTGAAACTCTGGTATCGGTATGGTCTTAAAAAGACTGCGGTTCAAACCCATATCAAGATAGGTCTTTCTTAAATTCCGTAATGTTTGAATTGCTTCATCGTCTAGTAAACTCATCGTTCGACCTTTCCGCCAGAATAAAACAGGCTAAGTTTCTCCAGTAAAAAACTGGCTCCCGTTCCACTCTCAGTTGCTTCAAAATCTATACCTCTAAGCTCCCTCTCGTGAACTGGGAAAGCTTGGGAAATTGGCCTGAAGTCCTTATCGTCTGGGTGGGGCTGTCTTATTCTCCTATACCCGATGGATAAATTCTGTCCGCCTTGAGTGTATTCTTCCATCCTCTCACCGCTCACGGTAGCCTCTGGTGCAATAGGATAATATGTTTTAGTTCGCAGTCTGAATGGTATAGCACTACCATCAAAATCAGTACCAGTCTCAAGCTGATAAACGTGACCGTCAGAGAAGCCAGCATATATCTTGTGGGCATTGCTTTCCACCCAAGGTGCCGTAACCGTAATTGAATGGGCAAGGCTCATCAACGACCAGTTGTCCAGCGTTATATCATACACTAACACACAATCAGTAATGGCTGGCAGATCGGTAAATAAGTTTGTTGAAGTATTACCGACATAAAATTTAACAAACCTGGCATTATCAGTCCAAGCTGTCACGTTAGCGTAGTTGCTGGATGAGATGGCCTCAACCACATCCCAGATCGGTTCACTGATTAGTTCTGCTGTAACCCCATTGTATCGCCAAATACCTGTCGGGTGGAAGTAGAAAGTGAAGTCTTTAAGATTAACGAGTGACCGGTGGGAAGTAGTACCTGGTACTTGCTTAACCTGTTCTGTCGAAGCCCCATCCCATCTATGTAAAGAGTTCTGTTTAAAGATAAGCAGTCTGCCAGAGTTATCACCTAAGCCCTTAATGAAATCGCCATCGTTGCTGTTGATGTCAAAGTAATTAGAGCCAACCCAAAAGTATTGTCCTGTACCAGTATTAGTCACATTTTCGGTTAAGGTTATTTGAGTTTCACTATCAATCGAAGAGACAATATATTTCTTAGCATTATTGCCAGAAGTGATAAAGAACTCATCGCCAACTTTTATACCCCTAGTCTTAAAGACTGAACCAGCCGAGGTAACCACCGCACTAGAAGCTGTGGTGGCTAAATCTACTCCCGACTCAAAACCCCAAGTGATAGTCCAAGCCCCATTAGCGTCTTGGGTAGGTACGTTTGAAACCCAAACACGGGAAGGAAAAGCTGTCCTACCGTTGGCAATAAGAATAGTAATATCGCCTAGATACATTTTATTCTGAAATACTTTAGGGTAAGTGCCGATTGGTGAATCGGTTACGTTAGCGGTTAATGACCAGGAGCTGCCGTTATATGTTCTATTAAGGTCTGTGCCATTACACCAAAACTGGTAGTCTAAGAACTCTTCGTGGTAAGTATATGTATCAGCAGTTAAGTATTTGCCAACCCCACTTTGCAATTCCCAATTATCATTGCCTGAATTCCAGACCCAGAAGTGGCGGTTTTTAAGTGCCACTAGTTTCTCAGTACCCGTAGAAGTATTTAATGCCCCAAGTCCATATATGCTATCAGCCATACTTATAGTATAACCTAAGCCGTAGTTGTTGAGCTAGAGCTGGTGGTGGTGGAACTAGTTGAAGTAGAGGTGGAAGTAGTAGTTGCACCAGCAGTGGGTACATTGTTACCTTTTTGTGTGTAGCCTTTAACTTTCTGCACTCCTCCGATTCTGGAGAAGTCAGCATTGATGGCTAGTGAGACTTCATTTTCCTGACCTAAAAACTTAGTGGTCTTTCGCTGTATACCACCCACAAAGCTGTTGATTGGAAACACTTTTTCTTCAGCCATTTAAAAATAGTTCTCCCTTTGGGTATCGGAATATGCATCTTCACGGCTACCAAAAAGCTTAGCTCTGCCTCTGTGCCCCCGCCACTTGAGAAACTCTGCTTCACCAACCTCACGGCGTTGCAGTCTCTTTAACATCTCTATTCCCTGTAAGTATTGGTTGTGGTATGTCTCAGCAGTAGTAAAGTTTTCCTTACTCTTATAATATTGAGAGAGAGAATAGTTAACTAATATCTCTGGCAAAGGTACTGGCGTGGTATCGCCGAAACTGTCAAGAGTAGCCATCTCTTTATAATACCTAACGGTGAAAACAAGACTTGAGGTTTCTGGTACTGGATGAACGCCAAAGTATCCTTTAGCTGAATCGCCATCTGGCGGAAGCAGAGTGTAATACTTCAAGGTATCATCATCAGGCATTGTAGCGTCATCAATTCTAAGCTGGTCAAACTCTGGCAAAGGAACAAAATGCAGTCGGTAATTTAATTGAGTGTCATCAAAAAGCAAGGCTTCCATTCTAGCAAAGTCGCTTGGCAAAGCGTAGTTATATTGGGAAGCAGTCGTTACTGTAGACGTAGTTTCTGTTAAAAGAAACCACCAGCGGTCATAGTTAGCTTCTATTCTATCATGGCAATCGTTGAAGTATTTAATTATTTGCTCATCTGATAAGGCTTGATGGTCTGGTATCCCTGCAAACTGTCTAACCTCGGCTATCAAATAACCAACGCTGGTTCTACCTAAACCTGTGCCAGCCAGCTCATCTGAGTACGAAGAGTATGTGCCAGAAGCCGCATTGTAGAACCGCCATTTATAGGTATCGGTTGAGATACCAGCCGCTACGCTAACGATAGTAAAACCATCTGGTGCATCAATATCTATATCAATTAAACCTTCAACAATAAGCGCATAAGCACCAGCACTAGGTTTTCTTTCAAGAGAGATTTGATTATATAAACTACGAAAGATAGCAGTACCAGAAGAATGAGCAAACTTAGTCGTACCGCTTAAGGTTACTGTATTGTTGCCTGTAATAGAAGCAACTCTAACTAGTTCTGTTTGCTCCTCACCTGGGTTGCCTAAAGATAGATAATCATTGGCAGCTATATCGTCATTGGAAGCTACAGTAAGAGAAGAAGCCGCTGCCGCAGAATTAGCAGTAAGGTTAGTAACCTCTTCACGAGAAACATCTGGATTTTTTATAGAAAGTCTAATACCAGCCATGCTTAAAGTATAGCATAGTAACCCACCCTTACCCGTTGTCTTAAAATGCCTCAGCAAAAGAAGACAACACGCCGTAAAAGATTATTTCTTATCTACACCCGCTCTGAGGAATACACCAGCAAGACCAGCAATAATCACTTCTACTGCACTAACAACTTGCGGATCTACTTGGTCAACTACCACACCGAACTGTTTACCCAGTTCAATAAGGACTAGAAGGGCAACAGCAAGATAGGTTCTATTGCCTTTACCTGGTACGGAACTAACTAAATTATTTATTTAAATCACCCCCTTTCTAAATAAGTTTAGGGCTTTCCCTGGAGAGTACTTGCGCTTTAAACGCCGATATTGTTTCATTGCTTTCCGAAAAGCTTTTGTCTTAGCCATCTTGATAACTCATCTACCCAGTCTGGTGCTGGTTCTATTGGCTCGCTGTCAGTATAAATTAGGTCTGTAAGCCTTTGAATCGCCTTTAAACGAGTCTTTTGGTCAGAGTTAGGTTCCAGCCCCAATGCCGCATCTACTTGATGGCTTTCCTCTAGTAACTGAGCCAACATTCCTGTCTTTTCCAAGAAGTCTTTTTTAACAAGCTCGTAAGTGTTTCTAACTTCCTTCAAGTCTGCGTCTATCGTCCCAACTTTTTTTTCCAACTCAGCAATCTGAGCCAGGGCGGTAATGAGTTTAGCGTTGGTCGCTCTATAATCTTTTAAGTACCGCACGGCACTAGCGTTCCATTGTTGGGCTGATAAAGTAACTGGTTTGCCGTTTTTACCTTTGAATAATCCTGATGTATCAGTAAACACGTCTAAGCCTCCGCTCTTGGTATTATAATACTTTTGGAAGTTTGGGAAAGTGGTAGGAGTTCCTTTGTATCTAAACTCGCAATGGGCATGTGCTCCAGTACTGTTTCCAGAGTTTCCAGTGCTTGCAAATGGGTAGTTAACGACTCCAGTCCCTTGCGAGGCACTGCCACATAGGTGTGCGATGAGGATTTCCCAAGACCCACCAACCCCAATTTTGATAAAATTTCCGTAATCTCTTGTGGTGAGAGTGCCCGTGTTTTTCCAATTCTGTGTACAACCATACTTTTGGACTCGGCTAATAAGTTGATATGCCAGCGGAGCATACGCCTTCGTACCAATAGGGGTAGCCACATCATAGCCTTTGTGAGAGCTAGAGTAGCCTCGACTAATCTTATGAGTGCCTTTAAATAAAAGGATGGTAGCCATTTCATTTGTTTGGTGTTACTTTACCATTTAACGCTTTAAAGTAAGTTACTAGCTCACTAGTAACTTGAGTATTCTTCCTGATACTTTCAACAAGTTCTCTATTAGTTCTATCTGTTTTATCCAAGTGTTGAGTAAGCCAACGAATTATCCACGAAAGAATAGTCACCACCGCTAAAGCTATTAATATTCCCCCACCCTGCACAAGCTGCTCTGTTGACATTACTACATACCTCCTTGTATAATTAAATTATGTCTTGGATTGTATTTTCCCATCATAAAAAAGGTTATATCGCTGTATCTATGCCAAATCACCCTTTTGCTAGAAAAGGAGGGAGTGTTTTGGAGCATCGCCTTGTAATGGAGAAAAAAATTGGTAGATATCTTACACCTATTGAAAGAGTCCATCATATAGATGGAGATACTATTAATAATCATCCTGATAATCTTGAACTTTTTGACAACCCCTCTAAACACAATGCCCATCCCCATAATAGGTATCAAGGTTGGTTTCCTAAAGGAGTTGCCCCTTGGAATAAAACTTTTACCACGAAAGTTTGTGAAATTTGCCAAAAAGTTTATGAGCTGTCGCCAAGAGCATCGGAAAAAAGAAGAACTTGTTCCAAAAAATGTTTTGGAAAATTTATGTCTCATAAAATGAGAGGCAACCTTTTTGCTAAAAAGTAAAACACCTGCTTGGATTATAGTTTGTTCTGTCATATATTTAGTATAACTTAATCTGCATATTCAAAGTAGCCCACAAGCCAAACATCACTATCATCAATACCTGCGGTAACTTTATATTCAAAAATCTGATTTGTGTCTACTGGCACAATAAATGAAAATCGATGATAAGCTGAATCAGTTAAAGTGCTCATTGCAATTGTTCCATCATCCGTAGCAGCACTTCCATTTTTTCTAACATAAAAATATAGATTCGGGGCGCCTGCCGTATCTTTAAACCAACCACGACAAGCAATTGCATAGGTATTAGCCGAAGTATTGGCAGTAACATCAATATCGGTAAAGTTTGTATTAAGTCCGTTAGTAAGGATTTGCGCAGCATCGTCTAAAGGAACAAACCTTGTCGCTCTGTAATTATTTTCTCCTACCGTAGTTTGGTCTGAGGCGTTTTTATTGATTACATTCTTAGCTGTCCCAGCAGCGTTCTTTATTTGATAAGGAGTATTGTTTGGGAGCAACACACCATTGTCTTTTAGAAGTACACCGTCTACAGTTACCCCTGCTCCAGAAGTTTTCTCCGCTATTGAATTGGTAGTATGAGCACCAGCCGTAGTATGTTCTACTTGGAACTGTGTCCATATATTAGAAATTGTGGTGGCTACACTACTATACCAATTAGCACCGCCAGTAATATTCTTCAACATCTGAAGGATTTGACCAACACGATTGAGCATACTGGTGGCGGTAGCTCCTGGAGAGGCTTCTGTGCCAGCCGCAAAAGTATCCCGTAAGTCCTCACCAATAGCGTTTATTTCTAAATTGGGATTATTATGTCCAGTAGCTGTGTGGGCATCAGTCGACAATGTTTTAGTTGGATCAAAGGTAGTCTTTTGTGCGGGATCGCTTGCCGGATAATTTGCCATCTTATATTTATTATAACAGTTAAGGATAAACTATTTCTTTTATCTTTCCTCCGATTGGTTTATCTTGATTGGTTTCGTTATCACTCATAGTTGCTGTAGTGTCATCCATTAAAGCCGTAGTATCATCCATTAAGGTAGGCGTAAAAGCACTAGTAGCAGAAGGAAAAGCGTTTATGTTTCCACCTTCGGGTTTGTCCGATAATATATTACCAGTCTTTTTACCCATACATTAAGTATAACTTAATTCTTCTATCACGTTTCCTATAGATATATCTGATTTTACAAAGCCGCCAAAGAACTCTCCGATCACATTACCTAGAGTCTCTAATATATAGAATGGCGTGGTCGTAGAGCTAGTACTAGTACTAGTTGAACTAGTAGATGTAGACGTTGAAGTTGATGTTGTACTACTGGTTGAGCTACTACTAGTCGCTGTTGTCGAAGTTGAGCTACTGGAACTGCTACTGCTGGTGGTGCTACTTGTTGACGTGCTAGTGGATGTACTAGAACTGGTACTCGTGCTGGAACTAGTCGAGCTGGTAGTGGAACTGGTCGAAGAACTGGAGCTAGTACTGCTCGATGTTGACGTGCTAGTTGAAGTAGAACTAGATGTACTGGTGCTAGATGAACTGGTCACAGTAGTCGATGTTGAACTGCTAGTAGAAGACGAGCTTGAAGTTGAAGAGCTGGTTGAACTAGAAGTAGCTGACGTAGACGAGCTAGAAGAACTAGTTGAAGACGACGTGGACGAACTAGTTGAAGTTGAAGTTGAAGAAGTTACACCAGATGTAGTGGTGGAACTAGAGCTAGTTGAACTACTACTGGTTGAAGTACTTGTCGATGTAGAGCTGGACGTACTAGAGCTGGTAGAACTACTGGTTGAGGAGCTGGTAACCGATGTACTAGTGCTGGTACTTGAAGACGTAGAGCTTGAGGTGGAGGAGCTAGTACTGGTTGACGAAGATGTTGAAGAAGATGTTGAGGTAGTACTACTGCTCGTTGAGCTGGATGTGGAACTACTGGTTGAAGAGCTAGTACTACTGCTAGTACTGCTAGATGTACTGCTGGATGATGTAGAAGTACTGCTAGACGTACTAGTAGAGGTGCTAGAACTTGTGGCTGAAGTAGATGTACTCGTACTCGAAGAAGTAGAAGATGAGGTAGAACTACTGGTACTTGTGCTAGACGAAGTAGATGTACTGGTGGATGTTGCGGAAGTTGAGGTTGAAGTGGAACTTGATGTACTACTGCTTGAACTTGATGAGGTACTGGTACTAGATGAAGTCGATGAACTAGTTGATGAAGATGTAGACGAACTCGTAACTGATGTACTTGTAGATGTTGATGAAGAAGTGCTACTACTGGTACTACTGGACGTGGACGTAGATGTAGAAGTCGAGCTGCTGGTACTCGAACTTGACGTAGAAGAACTTGTGCTAGTTGATGTAGACGATGAACTACTAGTTGAAGTGGAGGTTGTCGTTGTTCCACCGAAAGTTACTCCCCACAAATCTGTTTTCAAAGATATAGATACTGATGGAGCTGTGGTTGTTGAGCTAGAACTTGTGCTACTTGAACTCGTGCTGGTTGAAGTCGAGGTAGAAGTAGACGAGCTAGTTGACGAGCTGGTACTGGAACTAGTAGATGTAGTGGTGGTGCTTGTTGAAGTGGTTGTTCCACCTGCTGTATAGGTGGCATAGATGGAGTATTTATTACTTAAATTACTTAAAGTGTTAGGATTTGTAGGACTTGTATAATTATTATCACTTTCATATTTAATTTCCCCACTTGATCCACTATCTCTATAAATTTGTGAAGCGTTTGTACCACCAACTACTACCCAGGGGACATAGTCAGTAGCATTAGAAACAGATGGTGGTACAGACATCGTGGAAACAAGCCAAGAAGGCCCACCACTTCCTTGTGCTAACGGGTCTACAATCGAACCAATACCATTAGTTAAGATAGTCCAAGTTGTCGGCCCTGCATCCGTAACAAAACCTTTCATTCTTGAACCACCCGTATTATCGTGAGCATAAACAGATACACTATCCACAGTACCTGCCGATGAAGTTGTATTATTAACAAAACTTCCCAAGGCGTTATTAGCAGGCCAATTTCCAGCAGCAGCTCCTGCTGTTGTGTATCCAATTGTCAATCCCGCAGCGTGTCTTATTGGATAAACCGCTTTATCTAAGAACTCTTGAGGGATAGTAACTGAGAGTATGCCGTTTTCAATGTTTAATTCTCCCCAAACCCAACTTCCAACACTATCAATTATTTTCGGTCTAAAAATATGGCCGACTTTTCCACATTTGTATTCTTTTCCGCCAACATAATTGACTTTATTTTCGGAAGCATACACAGCATAAGAACCAACTACATTTTCTGGTCTAGTTGTACCTTGGTCTATTTCTTCTTGAGTTAATTCTGGTTGATAGAAGAAATCCAATCCTTTGGTCTCTAAGGTAAATTCAATCTTATTAGTAAGGGGTTTTTCTTTGAGGATAACTTCAAACTCAAAAGCACCTTCGGGATGTTCTTCATTCGAGGGTATATTATAGAAGTGGGCTTCGGTCTTTTCTCCTTGCCAAAGGATTTTATCTGCTTCTGTTGTTATTGTCGGGGATACCTCATTAGTAATTAATCTAGCGGATAAATTGACTTCATTATCCCATCTTTGAATCTTGACTTGGGGGTAGAAGTCTGATTGTTTTGAGTCACCAATCTCAATCGCTATACGGTCTTTTGGATTGTCTTTCGGTATTGCAAAATATGTACCCCCAGATTTGGTGTAAATCATACCGCCTCCTGATAAATTCTTGCCGAAACTATATTGTTTACATCATAGTAATCACTCAACCCAGTTGTTTTGATGCCACTTAAAGTAAAATCTGTATTCGCTCCCGTTGTACTATCGCTATCCAAAGTTTCCCAAGTAGTTGTAGTTCGGTTATATATCTGTAAGTAAACCGTAGAAGCAGATGGTGCTCTATCGGTCTGGCCGTCCCAATTAAGAGTAATTGAATCTGTGCTGTTTGAATGTTTATCTTTAAATAAAAAGAGAGCAAATTGGTCAGTAGCGGTTTGATTTACCCTGACGCTATCGTCTGTGGCTACATCTATATAGTCTTGAGCACTAAATGCAGTTTCTAGGTCATTATCATTACTTGGTAAACTAAGCTCATCTCCTCTTGTATATTCTTGTTCTGGTATTAGTGCTGTTGTAGTTGAACTAGAAGAAGTTGAACTACTACTGGTAGACGTGCTAGTACTGGTAGAAGTACTACTTGATGTTGATGTGCTAGTACTGGTACTAGTAGAGCTTGTTGTTGATGAGCTGGTAATACTAGTGGAAGTACTAGTCGATGAGCTAGTGCTTGAGCTTGTTGAACTGGAGGTCGATGTAGATGTAGATGAGCTGGTTGAACTACTTGTAGAACTTGAAGTCGCACTAGTACTAGTCGAGGTGCTAGAACTTGTGGAGGAGCTAGTACTGGAACTGGTGCTAGTGGAACTTGAAGTACTAGAAGTTGTACTGCTCGTACTTGAAGATGTAGATGAGCTTGTGCTACTACTGGTTGAACTAGATGTGCTAGATGACGTTGAGCTGCTAGTTGTAGTAACCGATGTCGATGTACTAGTACTTGAAGAAGTAGAAGATGACGTTGATGAACTTGTACTTGTACTGGTCGAGGTACTAGAAGAGGTGCTAGTTGACGAACTTGTAGTTACTCCTAACGCCGTGGTTGTAGAGCTGGAAGAAGTAGAACTAGACGAAGTAGAACTAGACGTTGAGGTGCTAGTCGAACTAGAGGTGGAACTACTAGAACTAGTAGACGTGCTTGTGGAACTAGAGGTTCCACTAGTTGAGGTCGAGGTGGAACTAGACGTACTACTTGAGGTAGAGCTACTAGTTGAAGTTGAAGAGCTAGTACTCGTACTAGAACTTGTGCTACTTGATGTAACAGACGTTGATGTAGACGTAGAGCTAGAGGTCGAACTGCTCGTAGACGTAGATGTTGACGTACTAGAACTCGTAGCACTTGTGCTGGTAGACGTACTGGATGATGTCGAGCTGGATGTACTCGATGACGTGCTGGTGCTTGTACTCGAACTTGTCGAGCTACTAGTAGAACTAGAAGTAACACTAGTAGACGTGGATGTGGATGAGCTTGTTGAGCTGCTAGTCGACGTACTTGTGCTAGTTGAACTACTTGTTGCCGAGGTACTAGTACTGGTACTTGAGGAAGTTGATGAGCTGGTCGACGAAGAAGTCGAAGTACTCGAACTGGTGCTACTACTAGTAACCGATGTTGAGGTTGAAGTCGAACTACTAGTGCTGCTACTAGTACTAGAGGATGTCGATGTAGAACTAGAGCTACTAGTGCTTGAACTGGTACTAGAGCTAGTTACTGATGTGCTAGTACTGGTTGAAGAACTAGTGGAGCTACTGGTGCTACTGCTCGTTGAGGTTGAAGTAGACGAGCTGGTTGAAGATGTGGTTGAGGAAGTAGTAACGCTGGTTGATGTTGATGTCGAGCTACTAGTACTACTAGAGGTACTTGAACTGGTAGAGGTAGAACTGCTCGTGGCCGAGGTAGAAGTAGATGTACTGGAGCTAGTTGAACTAGACGTAGAGGAACTGGTACTTGTAGAACTGGATGTGCTACTGGTCGTTGATGATGTACTAGAGCTGGTGCTAGACGAAGTCGAACTACTGGTGCTAGTACTGGTGCTAGTTGACGTACTGCTAGAGCTGGATGTAGCAGAGGTAGACGTTGAAGTAGAGGAGCTTGTGCTACTACTGGTTGAACTACTTGTAGACGAGGACGTGGCACTGGTGCTAGTAGAAGTAGATGAGCTGGTACTACTGCTTGTCGATGAGCTTGTAGACGATGAAGTCGTGGACGAGCTAGTACTAGTCGATGTTGAGGTGGAAGTGGACGTACTCGTCGATGTGGAAGTAGATGTAGATGTAGTACCCGCCGCCGCTGTTATCTTCACCTCGGCATAGTTAATTATATTTGATTCACTAACATTGTTATTAAACAAACAGATATATAGATAACCGCTGGCGTCTATAAAATTTGTTAAGTTAGTTAACAAAATACCGTGAAAGTACCAAGCTGCTGTCTTGACAGAACGTTCTAACTCAATCCAAACGCTATTAGTGGAATCCCAGATCGCCAGCCACTCTTTTCCCGTGCCAGCGGAGTAGCCCAAAACTTTAACTGCAATTTGGTTTATATTGGCTTCTGTCTCCGAAATGGCAAACCTGCACCAAAAGACCGAGTTGTCACCCGCTCCTGGATCAAGCAACGTCCAAAGATTAGCGTCATCGGCTTCTATCAGATCATATTGGGCGGAACTAGCCTCAGCGTCATTGGCATAGCCAGCAATACCTGTCCTTAAATTAGGGGTGCCTGTGGCCGTACCATCAGAGGTCAAAGTATCAAGCTCTAATCCGACTATTGGATCGCCAAATCTGGGCGGTGGGTCGGTCGGTGCGGAAACATCAACTTCAAAATCTCTGGCAACGTGGGTAGAACTTGGGTTATTTATCCCGACGAAATTATAGGTAGAAGTAGACCCAGAACCCTGTGTCCTGTATTCCACCAACGCCCATATGTTTGAGAACCAAACATCAGGAGCGGCATCTGGAGTAGTTACCCCAATTTGCCCATTATCTAAGTCAGTAGTTGTCCATTGACCACCAGAATCAGGCAACCTATAAGCTGTTAATTTATATTGTTTATTAAGGGCAGTATCATCGTTAGTATTAAACGAAGCACTAGCAATGGCGGTTGTAGTCCCCTGCAATCTAGTACCGCTGGCCGCTTTCTTGATGACGGGGGCATAACTACAACTGGTAGCAGTCTCCCCCCTGACTCTAACCCCAACCTGTACTAAAGTAATTGGATCGCCAGCGGTTATGCCAGCAGTGGAACTACTCTCCATATTGTATTCGGCGAACTGGGCATTAGTATCAACCTCGATATAATCCGCATCATTTGGAGGCACTTCCTCAATGTCCGAGAACAAACCCGCCGTAGCCGCATTATCCCCAGCGGAGTCTGGATGTATATGGACTATTTTTCCTTCGCCTGGGAAATCCGTTTGATGATCGTTGGTACTGTCATTAACAGCAATATCATCAAAATAGGCATCCATCGTAGCGGAGTCAAAAACTCCAATACGGATACCCCGCATATTATTGCCGTTTTGGTGTGCGAACGTTCCACCAGCAAAAAAATCGCCATCAATAGCCGCCCAGCCAGCCCCAGCCTCGTGCGACCACTCAATCCTATACCAAGTGTCTAAACTAAGGGCTGGAGAATCAGAACCGACTTGAGCTAAAGTTTCATTCCAAAACTCTAAAGTCCCATTTGAATTAACTCGGATATTCGTTCCTCCACCAGCCAACGAGTCAAAGAAGTAACCAATGGTTGTTAGTCCTGCAGGGAAAGAGGTGAAGCGGACGTACATTCTAGCAAAGGCGGGAGTACTATCAGTTGGTCTATAAGCGTGCGAGATATATGCCGTAGTACTGGAAACATTACAGCGCAGAGAGGCAGCACCACTTCGTTTAATTGTTGTGTTTATTGTCGGAGAATTAACAACAGCATCAAATTCCACTCCCGCTGTTACTGATTGTAGCTCTATACCGCTCGACCAAAGCCTAGCCATAAATTAAATAAATTTTGATAAAATATCTCCAGTAGTATCCGAATTTATATCGATTACCCAAACCTTCTCAGGGTACAACGTATCGGAAAGCCATCGCCTTAAACGTGCTTCAAGTTCTGTATAAGAATATTCTTGTTCGTCTGCCCATAAAATCTGAAAAGCTGGAAATAGTGTTGAATCGGTAGATAACACAGTAATCTTATCTTTGATGGCCTTAGGAATTTTCCTGCCAACTATAATATATGTTTTGACTTTAATTTCAGGGCTTATCCCTTTGAGAATAAAGTCACCTAATTCTTGGTTCTTAATCTCTACAAGACTATTAACTGTATCAACAATATTCTGGATTTTAACCCCATTACTGTTAGTAACAGAATTGTCAATAATTATTCCAATAGCATAGCTTGGCCGTTCATCACGATTAAAAGACATAATATATTCCTTTCTTTAAGTATAACTTAGTAGGGGTTATATCTAGTTTGAGGCTTTGAGGTTGTTATAGAGAGCTAACGCATCAGGATCGTTAATCTCTAAATCACCTATAAATACCTTACCATCTACTTCTTTCAATTCAAACTCACGGGTAAACGATAAGTGCTTGCCGTAGAGTTCATCGTTTTTTATATCCCAAGCACGCCTTATATGAGGGCTACCCTTTTTATCTGGCCGACAACTACCATCACAATCTGGTTCTTTACCAGTACCTATTAGATCATCAAAGGTTCTTTTTTGGTTGGTTACAATATATTCCCGATGGGGTCTGGCTTCTTCCATAGCCTCATCGTAAAGTTTCTTCCAAAGAGCTTTAGCCTCTGGTTTATTTTGGTAATAAGTCATTAAGGTAGGAATAGTGTACCTATCGCCACTAATAATGTAAGTAGCGATGAAGTAGTTGTGGATTAAGTTGAGGGAGTTATAGTTGTATCCCCTGCCGAACATCGAATGGTACATATGAGTTTTCATATCAACCATACAACCCTCTCCAAGCATCCAAGATGCTATACAAAAAGATAATTCTCCGCCACCATACTCCCTTAAATAAGGGTTATAACCACCAATCTTAAAATACTCATCTCTTTTGATCGCAAAGTAAGCGTGTCCTAAAGCACCGATATAAAATGGTTGAGTGTTGTCAAAGACTCTCATATTCGTCCAAGTGCCATAAATTCCCTTCTCCCCAAACTTTATTGAATACTGCACGCCCTGGCGGATATTTGGACTCCCCCAATAATCCATAGTGGAATGAACATGGCTAACAGAATATTTCTCCAATGTATCTATCAGATTGGTAATTGAGTCTGGTTCTACTTGAATATGGGCATCAGCAAATACTAAATACTTGGCAGTTGCTACATTTCTTACAGCCCAATCCCTAGCCGAGACGTTGCCAATCCAGGGGTAATAATATACATAAACATAACCTCTAGCTACCAATCCTCGCAAGGCGGGTTCGCCAAAACGATTCTCAATAAAATAACGTGAAGAATAATCAGTACTGCCATTATCAATAATTAGTATCCGCCAAGAATAAGGAGAAGCTTCTAACGCAAAAATTAGACTGTGAATAGTCGAAGTCAAATCGTGAGATTCATTTCTTGTTCCTATAATAACCTCTAAATCAACTTCTTCGTGAGGGTTAAACTTTTCCTGTGTCAAATGGCCTCTCCTTTGTTTTATCGTAGATTTTAGTCATCGCCTCAATCAGTATCGAATCCTTCTTCATCTTAAATGAATGAGCAAAGTACGGTGGTATTTTAATCGGACTCATTCTAAACATATCAAAAGTGGTCTTTTCCTTAGTCTTTACATCAATAATGGTTACCTCCGCCTCTCCTTTAGCCAGATAAAAATACTCGTCAGCGGCAGTACTGTAGTGGTTGCCAAGAATTGAATCCTCTTTAACATGAAGAACTTTAATGTTATGGATTGATATATTCAGATCACTAAAGAATTCTACTAAGTCTCTTCTTTTATCTGAACCAACAAAGGTTACATAAGAGAAATCAGTTTGTTCCATAATATCTTTGTACCTCTTCTAATACATACGGCATAGCTAACTGGTTTAGGTGGATAGCATCCTGGAAGTATTCACCTTTGACTGTCCCATCTTCATTCAACAGTTTATTAAAAATCGTTATTACAGGTATGGTATTCTCCTCCGCCAGCTTACTTAATCTGGCATTAAACATCTTAGTTACCTCCAGCCTTTCTTGCCAAGTTCCAAAGGCCGGAAAATCGAGATGGTCACTGTCTAAAGTTGGTGTGACGTGCCAGGCTATTGGAGAGTACTTTATGTCCTTTATTTCCAAGAAGACTGAGAAATAGCGGTCAACACATTCATTGACCACATCTTCTACACTTCTTTCCTGTAACCTAGCTTGTTTAAGCAAGTGCAGTCGACAATCTATCTCGCCAAAAACCAACATTACCCTGCTATTCTTAGGCAACTTCTCAACAGCCGCAAACAACTTTTCTCTCCCTTGAGTAGTCGAGCCTTCTTTAACTAGATTGTACGCTGTAGTAGGGCCAACAATTAACGCTTTAAATATCGGTATCCTGTTGATACACCATCGAGGATACTGTCTTTCTTTCTGCCAATTCCGTAATCTTGACTTGCCACCAAAGAAATGGGCGTGGCTATCACCGATACAGTAAATTTTCATTGTCCACCATTATCTTAATTAACTCTTGAAACTTAACTTTAGGTTCATAACCAAGCAGTTTCTTAGCTTTTGAGTAATCTCCCAGTAAAGTGGTAGTTTCGGCTGGTCTCATAAAGTTTTTATCCTGTTCTACATAGTCTTTCCAGTTCAAACCAAGATAATTAAAAGTCTCGGTCACAAACTCCTCTATGGTATGATTCTCGCCTGTAGCGATTATAAAGTCATCTGGAGTAGAGTACTGCATAATCTTCCAAATCCAGTAGACATATTCCTTAGCGTAACCAAAGTCACGTTTCTCATCTAAATTACCTAAATACAATTTATTCTGCAAGCCTTTCTTTATCCGTACAGCGGCTTTAACTACCTTCTTGCTGAGAAACTGATCTCCTCTTCTTGGACTTTCATGGTTAAATAATATCCCATTATATATCTTCATTCCGTAACCTCTACGAAAACACCTACCAAGATAAAAAGCGTAGGCTTTAGCACAGCCGTAAGGACTGCGGGGATTAAAAGGTGTTTCTTCGTTCTGTGGTACTTCTTTGACTTCACCGTACATCTCACTGGAACTGGCCTGATATATCTTTGCATCTGGACAGGCATTACGAGCTGCCTCAATGAGTCTAGCAAACCCTAAACCTGTAACCTCACCAGTATAAACTGGTACATCATAGCTAACCCTTACTTGGCTTTGAGCCGCAAGGTTATATATCTCATCGGGTTTTACTTTTTTAAGTATCTGCTCAAGACTACTTTGTTCCAGTAGATCACCATAATGAAGAAAGAGCTTACGATTAAAAATGGCTTCTTGGTCAATTAGATGTTGGATTCTATCAGTGCCACTACTGCTACTTCTACGGATAATCCCATGAACCTCGTATTCTTTTTCAATTAACAATTCAGCTAAATAACTCCCGTCTTGTCCGTTTACGCCAGTAATTAAAGCTTTCATAATAGACTCGCAATCTCCTCTGGTAGAGGTTTATCTAATAGTGCTGGCTTACCTACACCATAAGTATATCCTTGCAGATCATCTTTTCTAAACGAGTGCGGTTTAACCAACGCTAGATGATAAAATCGAGGTGCTATTTTCCTAACCTTTGGATTGTGTTTCCAGTATAAAGGCACACCATTGGTGTAGATCATATCTTTAGGCCAGGGATGACGGTAGGTAATACCATCATTCCTATAGAATTTAGTAAACCATTTATTCCACCAACTGCCATCGTGATTCTCTTTGTCTATCACTTGGTAAGGGTTCACTGCTAGACCAGGGGAGTCATCTAATTCGTGCATAACCGAATCTAAATCATAAGGATTCCAGTAATCGTCATCATCCAAAAAGAGAATCCACTCGGTTCTTGTCATATCGGCTAGTTTCTGCCTTTCAGCCGTCAGCATACCTTGATCTGGTACATCCTCATAAAATATCTTAATCTTTGGATTATTCAGGGCTTTTATAGCTTCCTCTGTTCCATCGGTAGATTTCTTGGAAATAGTTACAAACATCTCACTCATCAATAAAGAAGCCGATTTAAGAACAGGAACGATAAAAGGCATTCCGTTTTTGACTATGGTATGACTTGTGATGGTCAGTCTCATATCGCTCTCCTCGCCATTCCTATTAAATGGTTCCCAATCACTTTAATTGTGCAATTGCCGAAAATCTTTGTTAGCAAGTGTGTCAGCATATTACTGTCGTACTTCCTAACGTGTTCATCAGTCTCGTCCGGCCCTGATATATTATTCGGCACAGCTACATATAGATGACCACCATCGTTGAGGCGGTTAAACGATAATCTTACGACATCTTCATCTCGCCACAAATGCTCAAGAGTATGGTTGATGGCAACGAAATCAAACTTTTGTTCTAACTTATCCATATCGTAAATATCCATAGCCAACCCATCTATACCGTATTCCTTTTTCATTCTTTCTATAGCAACGGGAGATATATCAATACCAAATACCTCACAAGTATCTTTTACCCCGTATAAAAGTCTGCCATTCCCACAACCTACATCTAGGACTGATTTAGCCCCAAATTCTTTAATCCTCCACCAAGCCCATTGCATTGAGTACTTCTCTACTTTACGACTTGGTCTATTCCAAAGACCATCCCAGTATTCGGTTGTGTTTGCTCTATCTGCCACCGCCTTTAACCACGCTGGCTTATCAGCGTGCCTCCAAGTTTTCCAGACATCGTTCCAATACTTCTCGTCATTCATTTCTTCCTCGCTACTAGCGTAATGTTCGGTAAAGCATATTTCTCTGTTGGGGAGATTCTTACACGGGAGCGTGTCTTTTTCATATCTACAATCTCAAAACCTACTTGGGGTAAAATTTCTCTAAACTTATCTTCATACCACCCATCTTTATGGTAAGCCCAATCATCTTCCCCTTGCGAACCATAAGCGTGCCTAACCAACCAATATTTGTCATTGCGGTTCCAGTCCTCTATAATTCCTTCAAAGTCTGGTACTTCAAGTAGTAACAACCCACCAACCTTTAACCAAGAGTGCCATTGTTTTAGCACTTTAATTGCCTCATCCCTACCGAAATGCTCAAGCAAATGTCGTGCGTGGACTTCCTCAACGTCAGAATACGTTAGAGTTCTGAAGTCCGCTATAAGATCAGGATGGTAGCGTTCTTCTACATCGATATTTAGAAATTCTGTAATATATCTTTTTCCACTTCCCACATTGATTTTCACTTTTTCCTCCATAATTGCCATTTGTTGTCGTAAACCTTATTGTGAGTCTTTTCAAGGATAGCTACTGCAAGTGGGTATTTTTCATTGAAGTTGGGTATCCTATGAAACTGAATCATTATCTCGTAAACACCCCTCAAAAGATTGTTCTCGTTTAGGTCTTCTAGTATTGCAAACTCCGCCCCTTCACAATTTATTTCAAGTATGTCTACCTTCCTGTCCTTTAAGAAACCACTTAACTTAACAACATCAACCTCGATAGAATTATCCGATCTGGCCCATTCCCTGTAAAAAGAACTGCCTTCTTTGTTGACATAAAGAGTTCTTTTTCCTACCTCCTCCCCAAGTGCGTAAGGCAAAACTTTAACCCTCATGTTGGTCTCAAACCTTTTTCTGCAGACCTCGTAAAAGTCAGGCACTGGTTCAAAAATGATAATATAAGGATTCCATTGGTCAAGTAGATATTGGGAATAATCGCCTTTGTAGCCACCGCAATCTACGACTAGAGAACCTGATCTTAAAGGTTTATGTAGTTTAACTATATCCTCAATTCTGGTTTTCATATCACCTAAACCCCCTAAAATACTGGTGATATATCCTGTATTCTTCCCTAATCTTGCGGTAGGAAAAATAACCGTGCTTATCATAAAATTGTTGCTTGGCTATATCTGAAGTAGTGTGCCACTCTGATATACTTTGATTGCTTTTATTTCTGGTTACACCAACCAAATGGGCAATAGTTATCTTTTTACTGGTTGCCGACTTCAATCCATTTAACTTCATTCTCCAAGCTAAATCTAAGTCATCACAGCTCCACAAAAACCTTTCATCAAATAACCCAATCTCCCTAAACAAGCTAGTTTTGAAGAAGCCACAGGGGCCGTAAAAATGCTCCACTACTCCTTTTTCTTTATCTGTCAGTCGTACTGCATTTAAGAACTTTTCAAAATCTGCTGTCTCAACATAACCAGGAGACACCGCATTGTAGGTTTGCAGTTTCTCAACTACATCTTCCAACCAACCTTCTACAAACCATAGATCATCATTTAGCACTCCGACAGCAAAAGTTCCTCCTTTGTAAGCATCTATTAGAATTGGGTTGATTGCGGAAGCTCCAAAGTTCTCTCCTTGTAGAATATGTAGCTTTAGGTTGGTGAATTTCTCGGTTGTTGGCTTAAATCCAGACAAGAACTCATCCAAGATGTTTTGGTGTTTAGACTGTACAATTACCTCAAGTTTGGTTTGGTACATATTTTCTATACTCCTCTGGAATCGGAATCCCACAATGCCCAGGTTCGTGGAATCGGTAATCGTGTTTCCAAATTCCAGTTCTCAACTCCCCCAAATGAAGAAATGGGTGTTTAACTCCCTGATATTTTCGTGAATTTAAACGGTGTTTATTGTAAGCAATCACCTCATGTCCATAATTACCTTCCCAAGTTAGTTCGGGCATATTTCTAAATAACCTAATCGGGTGAAAATTTCTATGGTGATATGGATCAAGAATATGATCTCCCTCTAAATGGTAGAAGTAAACAGAATAAACAAAACGATCTGGAGGTGGTTCTAGGTCAAGTATGTCTCGCATAGTCAAATCAGGGAAGATTTCATCATCATCAATTTTTAGTATCCATTCAGACTTAGTTTCAATTCTCAATTTATTTAGCAGTTCAGTTAAAGCTGTATTTTTCTCATTATCTATCCAAGTTCTACCTAAATGCTGAACATCAAATCGGTCATATTCTAAAAATGGGTAAGAAGTTTTAATCTCCTTTAGTATTTCCATTGTTCTATCAGTTGATCCTGTATCTATTACACGAGCTTCATTAATAAAAGGCAGAACAGCCTTTAAAACAAAAGGCAAGAGATATTCTGCCTCGTAAGTTAATAAGTTAATTGCTAAGGATTGCATACTTCTCCATTGGTTAGGGTTTTGGATAAATCTGGGGTTTCTTTGAAGTTGTACCCCTGACCAAAGGCTGTATCAACTGCTAATGAGTTTAGCTCCTTAGTAACTACCAAATAACCCTTATTGTAAGCAGCCTCAACCCACTTACTACCCGCTATTCGGTGGTTAATAAATGGGCCTATCTCCTCAAAAGACTCTCGCTTCATCATCCATGAGTTAGAACCAGCCTTTAAGTTAAGCAGATAGTTTTCTCCCTTAAACTCTTGTACTCCTCGCCAGTATCTTTCATTTCGATGCTGTCGATCTGTTCGTAGTGGCGTAACCAGATACTTCTTATCTGGAAAGGCATCTAAGATAGAGACGCACCATTGTACCCACCCAGGCTTATATTCAATATCATTATCGGAGATATGGATGTAGTCGCCTTGTGATAGTTTTATTGCTTGATTTCTGGCGTAGCCAAAATAGTAGTTCTTATTGTTTCTAACATAGTGGTGGATATGACCTGCGGCGGTCTGATCTAACAGCCAACGAGAGTCATCAATGTTATCGCCATTATCAACTACAATAATCTCACACGGAGTATCCTTTGTAGTTTCAATCAAAGAGTTAATACATCTACGTAGTGTCTCTGATCTAAATTCATTCTGTGCCCAATGAGTAACGATAATACTAATGGTAGATTTCATTTAAAATCTTTTTTTGTGCCTCTAAATAAAGCCTTTTATCAAACTCGCCGTATTTCATCCAACCTTTTAGCCTATTTACTGGATAGACAGGCCCACCAACCTTCTTCTTTCTCCAAGCTATTTCGTGGGGTAAATACCTTTCGGCCACTTTTCTAAGCGTATATTTACCGTATTCAACATTGTGTATCTTGGCGGTAAGCGGTAAATCCAGCATATAGTTATCTATATCCATATTGTCTTGATACGGCCTCAAATTAGTAATACCAAAGTACTTAGCTATCCCATTACTCATATCATCCATATCTGGTCTCATCAGTAATATATCTACCTTACATATTGCTCTCATTATATCTTCACCGCTATCAGCAAAAACCTTAATTATTTCCTCTTCTTTCTTGCCAGTCAATTTAGCATAGCTTTCTACTATACCAGGCAACACTTTATCTATAGCTGGCTGGTAATCATCAAAAGCCTCATAAGCAAATATGCTATATAGGTAAGCCATTATAAGCTGACGGCCATAACCAAACATTGTCTCATCAGGGCCATCTCCCAATATTAACTTGGTAACTCCCATCCTTTTTAGATACTCATACATCACATAGAGAGGAAATATATTAAAATGGGGAATTGGTCTACCAATCGCTTTTACGGCAATCGAAAAATACTCATCAAACTTATCATGGTCTAATTCAATGATATAATGTTTTAGATTCAGATGCTCTGCCACTAATGAAGAGTACTGAATCTCATTGTGCTTATCGCCCCCTGGCAATCTCACACTAACCACAAACGCTGGCTTGGTCAGAGCCGCTAAGAGGCTACTATCAACCCCACCAGATAAAGCAAGAGGTAGACCCTCATACTTTTTTGCTTCTTCTAATAACAAGCTTTCTAACTCATCTGCTAAAATATCAATTTCTTCCTTCATTCAACCTCCTTATAGTCTCCAGATATTCCGTCTGGCCGTTATACTTTTTTACACCATCAATTAAATTATTCAAATCCTTAGGCAAACACGAACCACTAATCTTCCGATTACCTTCGTGGATAAAAGAATGATCCGACTCAATTCTTGGGTCTTCAGTTAGCATTGTTCTCAGGTCATCGTAGTCAATATGATAGATGTTGCAAATATCATATACTTCATTAAGAAAGGTAAGTTTAGAATAAAAATAAGCGTTCTCTACCAACTTTAACAGCTCTGCTGTTCTTGCCTGGGTTTGAAATACTTTAACATTGTAAAGAAGAGTCTCCCAAAGGTCAGCTACTTCACTAGTATCGATTGGAGTCCCACCAACTACCGCCCAATGAATCCTACTTAGATCATTAAATGGGTGATTGGGGAAATCACTAGGGCCGTATTCAGGCATAAATACAATCCGTTTATTAAACTTCTCCTTAGCCCAATCGGTAAACCCTACCCAAACAGTCGATCGGACAATATTTATCTTTGCCTTTGATTTACTTATTATTTCCTCAACGATTGAGGTATCACAACTACCATCATCGTTGCTTGGGGTTGGAACACAAAGGAAGAGATAATCAGCCTCTAAGGCTTCTGTAGACTTCATGCCCTTTGGTGGGTCATAAACAAACGAGGAACGTATAATATATTTTAAAGCCTTACCAACTTTTCCAAAACCAGCAATTCCTATGTTGTGTGTTTTTTTAGATACTCCCATACTTGTTTAATCCCGTCTTCAAATTTAACCTCTGCCTCCCAACCAAGAAGACTCTTAGCTTTTTTAGACTTTATAGCCTCCTTCATTGTCTGACCTGATCGTTGTGCTATATGAGTTATCGGTGAATCTGACTGAGTTGCTTCCTTAATCATCCTTGCCATATCATTAGCCGAGATACTCTCTTCAGTAGATAAATTTATATCAAGTTTAGTTAATTCAGGCTTGCTGACTAACCTAGATACAGCTTCAACTAAATCTGATATATGGGTTAATGTTCTTGTTTGGTTTCCGCTACCATGAACAGTTATTGGCTTACCGCTCATCGCTTGGCGGAAAAAGACCTTAACCCCCAAAACCTCTCGCATACCTGGTTCTCCATAGGTAGTGGGAAATCTCATATTCACATATTTGAGGTCATGGGTAAAGTGGAACATCTTAATAATCAACTCTCCGATGTACTTTGAATAGGCATAAATCTCGTTAGGATTTGGCGGAGATTCTTCGGTTGTCTCTGAAAACTTCTCAAAATCCTGATCTCCATAGACACAGCAAGTTGAGGCATAAAGCAACCTTTTTTTATGTTTAGCACAAAACTCGGCCACATTCCAAGTACCCTCGATATTAGTCGTAAAAGTCTCTTTAGGATGGTCTTTGGCGTAATTCAGATCAGCAATAGCCGCCAAATGAATTACTTGATCCGCTATCTTTATATTCTGATCTAAGGCTTCTCTATCCGATAAATCATTACCGACTAAACGATCAAAAACTATAGTCTCATACCCTTCTTTAAGAAGTTTCGCTAAAATGTTCCTCCCAATAAACCCCATACCACCTGTCAAAAGTATCTTCACATCACACCACCTTCCAATCTAGCCAATAAAGGCGTATCGGTTGTATTTACATCTACTGTTTCAGAAGCCTCAAAGCTCTTTAGTAAAGGCACACTAAATAGAGTTACTGCTTGAAAATGTTTAGTTAACACTTCATAGAATTCTCCTGCTGGTGCTTCGTAGCAATGCTGTTCATTTCTTGGATGGTCGTCCCGAATGTCTGGTGAGTTACGATTCGGTGTAGAGATATAACCAATAGTACCCTCCTTGAAGAATCTCTTGATATTGTTCAGAGCATCATCCCACCTCTCTCTTGGTAAATGTTCTATTACCTCTAACATCACCACAATATCGAAAGTGGCTATTGGGCGGTTAGGCGGGTTGAGGACATCAAAAACATCGAATTTAAGTCGAGGGGATTCAAACAAGGCTTTGCCGAAATCAATCAATTCCTGCTCCACATCAACGGCCCATACTCCCAAAGATCGATGAGAAAGAATATTACTGCCCACCCCGAAACTACTGCCAATATCGACAAAGGCCTTGCCCTGATGTTTACTGACCAATGCTTCGTAAATCTTCCTCTGCTCATTGGGAATAACGTATTTATGGGTTTCCCACCTTCTCATTGACCAGGTTATACCAGGATATGTTTTAGGTTCGTTCTGTTGGTATTCGCCCATTTATAACTCCTTCTATAGCTGGAATAAACTGATTCTTAGCTATCCAATCGTAATTAAACTTCTTCCTAACGGTAGTAAAAGCTCTCATTACTCTATTACTATTCAAATCCGATAATATGATCTTGGCAATATCCTTAAAATAACCTTCTTCTCCATCATCGCCATATTGAGTTTCATTCACTAAGCGACTTCTAAACCTAAAGTTAAAAGAACCTTCAGGGCCTAAGAAGTCTATCATTGGCTTAAAGTCTTCATTCAAGATCAGCAAATTCTTGGTAGCTGCGGCTTCTAATAAAATTAGCGGTGCGTTTTCGGAGAAACTAGGAAAGATAAACAGATTAGCAATCTGGAATAGTTCCACAACTACTTGATGCGATACTCCCTGTTCATACTTTGGTAGGTCGTAAAATGAGGTAAAGATTACTTCTGTTCGATCAAGGTTTTTCTGGGCGGCCAGCTGTAAGAAATTCTCAATGGTTTCCTTTTCCCTTTGGGCATTGGCATGAGCATTAGGAATTATCAATTTAACCTTTTGCCCTAGCTCTTTGAGATAACCCATCACGGAGATTACTTTTCTCACGGCCTTACCATCATCTCCCATTCTGGTTGAACTGACAGGGTAAACACAGATAATATCCGCCTCAAATAAGCCATAAGCGTCAATTAGTTCTCTAGTTAATGGGGATAGATTATACATTTCCCTTAAATCCATAGGATTAAAAACTACTTTTACGTCTTTAGGCCATATACCATACATTTCTCCTGCCGCCACCTGTTCTGAGTAATTCATATAAATTAGTTTAGAGTTTTGGGGATGGGGTAGACCGAATAATTCATTCCACGGATCGGATAAATTAGCCCTTTGACTCGGAGCAGAGTGTATCTGATGAAGCATAGGCAAGGTTTCCAGCCGTGCCTGTTTGAGTGCCACATTGTAGATTAAATAAGAGTTAATGAAACATATATCGTGGGTAATAAGACAATCTAGATCTGCAAATTCTTTCTCAAATACTTCTTTGGTTTTATCAACATTGGCTTGAAAATCATCTGGTACTGGCGAGCCCGTCTGTCCATAAGGTTCCAAAACCCATTGAGGTACAACTGCCCGCAATTCTACCCCCTCTGGAACTTTGTCCTGATCCATAAAGTTAGTCAGACCAAAAAGGATGGGCTGATAGCCATTCCTTTTAAGCATCTGCAACTGTTGGAGAACCACAGTTACCAATGAATAAGCTGGATCTAAATTAGAAAATGTACTTAATATACCTATTTTTTTCATTCTAATTCTTCTAGTTTTCCTTCTGATTCACCTTCTCCATAAAAGAAGTTTGGATTAGATACTTCTTTACCAATTCTAACATCGTATTCTCTTTTAACCTTTGCGTTGCTAATAGCCTTCTTAACTCTAGCCTCCCCAATCCTTTTGGCGGTTTCAATCATCATATCTTGAGCAGATTTGATTTTAGGTTCCGCCTTCTGTACTTTAATATCTGATTTTTCTTCTTTTTCAGAAGGTATAAACTCGGCTACCAGATCTTCAAATGTCTTTTCAGCCAGTGAGATCATTTGGGTGTTTCACTCCTGTGTGTAAACCAAGTTGATTCATACCACGAAAGCTCTGACCGCAGCGTTTACAACGAATTTCTCCTGCCTCTTTCTTGACTTCTTCTGCTGGTGGCATCATTTCTTTTACCGCCTTACTAACCACATTTTTCTCACTTAAAAACTCATATCTATCAAGAAGAATATTGGCAATATAGTCTTCAAACTCTGCCGCTTGACCACGAAGCAAAGTAAATTCCAGTGTACGACCAGTAGTACGGTAAGTACCAGCGGCATTATCCCATATAGGGTTCCCCGTTGCATCTAAAGCGGCTTCGGCGATTGGATAGTCGACAACATCTTCAGTATCCCGTTCGACTGGTCTGTTCTGAGAATCCCTAACTGCATAATTTGTAAACCGCTTTGGGTTTATCAGTACCTTTGACATTAGCCTCCTTTCTGGGTTTCAATAGCCCTAAATATCCTACCTTTTAATGATCTCATATGGTAGTAATATTTCTTAGGTTCTACCGCAATCTTATCTGTATTAAACATATCAACTAATTCCCCGATCTTGGAATCATTAACGAAAATGAAATTGTACCTGCCTGGAATATCTGTAGGCTGAATATCTTTCAATTTGAAATCTAAAGTTTCGAGGGTAGAAGCTAAGATTAAATCTGCGGTAACGAAATTTTCATTTTTCATACTTAATTATCTCTTTTACTATCTCTGAACTACTAAGTAACCATCAATAGTACCAACACCAATGACGGTCTCAATTCTAGCCCGTGCGTATTTGGCGGGGAGACCTACAGTAGTATTAGTGTTCCCATCCAAAGCATCACTTGTAACCACCTGATAGGCTGTAGAAGCCGCCGACGTGGTTACACTATCCACCTTTAACCATGGGCCAGAAGAAGTCATTGCGACCTCAAGCTGAACTACCCCTGCATTAACACCTACTCCAGTTTCCACAAAAAGAGAAACTGATCGGGCGTTTCTAATATCAATAGCGGGAGAAGTTGTTTCATCAGTAGAGGCGTTATCAAAGACTTTATGGGCTTCCCACTCTCTTTGAACGGAACCTGGTTGAGATTCGGAACTAGTAACGTCTACATCGGCCATATATTTAGTATAACATAACTGCTAACTTGCTTTAACCTGTGGTTGTGCTGGAAGATGAAGTGGATGAACTACTTGTACTTGAAGATGTAGAAGTAGAACTAGAAGTACTAGATGAAGTACTAGATGACGAAGATGTAGTAGAACTTGTAGTAGTAGTAACCAAAGAACTATATTTCCACCCAGAGGTTGTACCATCTGTGTTTATATAAAGACGGTTGTTAGTTGTATCAAGAAATAGATCACCAGTTTCAGTATCATCACTGGAAGTAATGAAGGTGTTAGGATGTCCCGCACCGCTTCGGATGTTTCCTGCTAAACTGCTGTAATGTGTATCTTGTCTATCAAATCCTGCCATATTACTCCTAAGTTAAACTAATGTATCTCCAAGTGTGGGCAGTACCGCCCACGTTTACCCAAATTCTTTCGTTAGTCCCATCATACGTTACTGCACCAACAATATGCTCAGTCGGCTCAGTAAGAGTGGTGCGAGGAACCCCTGCGATCCTTCTCACCGTTCCCGCTAAGTTACTAACGTGTGTATCTGTTCTAAAATGCTTACTTGCCATATTATTCCTTCTACTAAAAATGGGAGCCATCCAGGAGCCTACGAGTACGCTCCGTGCTCCCACATTAGCTATAGCACAATATTATTTAGCTAGAGTACGCTCCGCCATCACCCTTTGATCCCCATGAGGATCTCCAGTCACTCCAACCGAAGCTAAATCTTTCTCTAACTTTCCAAAGTGCTGCATCTGAGTCAAAACTGTTATCTTGTTTAAATTGAGGTCTCACTCTCCAATTCCAAGTAATTAAATGATCGCCTTTGCTGCCGAGTAAAAACCAAGCAGTAGTACTGGTTATAAACTCCCATTCAACTATGCTAAATTTACCTGCGTAGACATTAACATCATTGTCAGCTGTACCACTTCTTAGATTGCTGCCAACAATTATCTGTGCTGTCTTACCAAGATCGATTGGAACAAGCAATGTCTTGGGAGTGGTCATTATCCTTTGACCTTTGTCATCAAGCTGTTTTCTAAAAGCAATTCTAGCTGTTTCAAGGTTTGTTTCAGTTAAAGTAATACCAGTTGCAGAAGCGTTACTTTGAGCCGTTCCACCATCTACTCTGGTATGCGAAGTTGAAGCAAGTGGCTTTCCATCTCCGTAAGAAGTATTTGCTGTAGTAAAGGCGTTATTGTAAACACTGGCTCCGTAAAATTCTTCAGTCCTTCTGGTAGATCTTGCCAATGCTTCAGGAAGTCTCCTGATGGTATTCTTTTGGTCATCTTCAACTAACTCTTGTGAAATCTTAATACCCTTAGTATATTTCTTGTGGGTATATGTAGTTTTAAATATTTGTAAAGCGTCTTCGTAGTCCAATGCTCCGAGTTCTGAAGTCTCAGTCAATAGACCTAATCCAGTTATACCAGAGTCTTCCTCAATGTTTCGGTCAGAAGTCTGGTCATTGAAGACATTTGGTCGTACTGCTGGTTCCAGCTCGTATCGGTCATAGAAGACCGTTCGTATTGCTGGATCTAATGTGTCTGCAAAGTTACCTCGGATCATTGCCATAATTTATATTAAGCCGCCTCGATACCACTGGTATCTTGCGTGCCTCCTCCTGACTGTGCCCAAAATGATTCTGCTATTTGGAAAAGCCCTTTAGAGGCATCTCCATCACCATCTGGATCAATTTCTATTAAACGTACTGTGTCTACAACGGTGTCACTTCCAGTTGTAAGATCAACATCATTTTCATCATTAACTGGGAAGTACATAAACAGTTTTGCTACAGTAACATCCGCATCACCATCATTGTAGAAAAGATAATTAGGTAAAGCTGGAATATAGTGAACCTTGAGATTCTTAGTTGCGTCTGAAACATTACTAGAAGCCATTGTCCAAGTATCAGTGGTTCCTGAGTCTGGAGCTACAGGAGCACCATCTTTGGTAGTAACACTAGTTACAACCCCAAGAACCAAATCACCCGCCGTAACAAGAGAGGCTTGACCTGCGTTGTTAATACGAATTAAGTCCCCTACTGAGAAAACCACTGAGGCCGCACCAACTAGATTCTTATTTACTGGTGCTTGATTTGAACCGTCTATATTCTTTCTGTAACTAAATCCTGCCATAAAGTTCTCCGTAATAAAAATGCAGAACCGAAGTTCTACATTTTCATTTTTCATATTGTCTTATTTTAAGTATAACACACTGTCAATAGGGGTTCTACTCAGGATGTTTTTTCAGGGCATCTTTAATCTTATCTTCATTAACACCAAGCTTCTTAGCCCAATCTTTCTGCTCGATAGATAAATCAACAGTTCCTTCTTCTAAACTAGATGAACCACCCCCCTGACTTGGTATCTGACTTTGCAGGTTGGTCATAGTCTGAGCCGCCCCTTCCGCTCTGGCATTACCCAAAGCCTTATCTGGGAATGCTCTCTGATAAGCCGTATCAAGTTGAGCTGGTAACAAATCCAGCGGTGAACTCCTAACATCAATACCAATTTTAGTTAGTTGCTCGCCAATCTTTTTGTGAGTTTCCAATGCCTCAGTTTCATTTATATTATACCGCTTATCAAATTCTTCAATAGCTTTCAATCTTAACATCTGTTCCATTTCCGACAATCTCGGATCGGTTACTGATTGTGGCTGTTCTGCCTGTTTATTATCCTGCACTTGTCCTCCTCCGTATTTTTGCTCAACTAATTTCTGAATATCTGGATCAGAATAAACCGCATTGAGAAGAGCGTTGGCATTTGACATAAAAGTCTCCATCTGACCTAGTTTATCACCTTGCTCCCCCAATTTCTTCTGCAACTCATCATAAGATTTTGCCAATTCCTCTTGGTTCTTAAATTTATCCGTGGTGTCTTTTTCACCACTAGCGGTTTCAGTCTTGGAATCCTTTACTTCTGCGGTTGTATTTTCTGAAGAAGTCTGAGAAGTATTCTCATCTTTTTTTACATCTTTTGCTTCTGCCATTTTTTCTGCCGCCTCCTTTGGTCGGCTGTGGGCTGATTGGCTAAATCAGTTGTCCTCAATATGAGTATAACACAATACTTGACAAATAAACAAAAATGATATAGTTTTAGTTAAAGTGATACAGAAGCCGTCAATGACGCATCCGTGGCGACAGTACGCTAACCGCCCTAAACCCAATGGGGAGATAAAAAAGTCCCTGAAACCCCTCAAAATGTTCCTTGCTGAAATCACAGAAACTTGGTCAAAACAGGAATTGGCCGTTAGATACAATGGCCGATTTGACCGCTATTCTTTCACCCAATTACCAGATAAGATAATCGCCAACTGGATCAACCACTTATTGAGGAGGTACATCGATGTCAATTCCGAAGAAGAGACCTTTGATGAAATTTGAGATAAAACAGGAAGAAAAGAGGAAATTCCACGAAAAAGCCGAGGAAATTCTTACTACGGGGGATGAATCAAGAAAAAAAGGCTTAAAAGCCGTTGCCGAACTAGAAAAACAAAAGATTAAGACCGAAACCGACAAATTAGCTGAACGCTTTGAAAAATCAGCAAAAAAACGCAAATTTGACGATCTTGGGTATTTAAAATCCCTAAGAGAAGCCGCCCAAGACTATATTTTAACTATTGACCCAACCGATTACCCAAATTGGCAACTCAAGCTGTATATAACCAAAGGAGATCCAATTCTGGTAGGCAAAAGATGGTTTAAAACACAAAGAGGGCTTTTGGCAATATTGATTTCACCTAAAAACGATCACTACGCCAAAGGAATGACCGCTACATTCGATCCAACCGTTGATGTAATGGGGGCAAGAGGGCTAGGAATAGCTATTGAAGACACTTTAGATTTTTTTACAGGTAAAATGACAGCAAAAGAACCTAAATTATGGACATCAGACAAGAATTGATTGAAGGAATAAATACTGGAAAAGCTCTTAATCGTGATTTAAACAGAAGTTACTACAAATATGATTTCTATGGCTTCAGCAAGGAAGTTGTTGGCTGGAAAGACATCTACGAGCCACTCCATAAGCCACTTTGCAACTTTATAACCGATAATGTTAAGAAGAAACAACTCCTAATTGAACTTCCCAGAGGTACTTTTAAAAGTTCTATCGTTACCATCGGCTACTCTTTGTGGAAAATAGCCAATAATCCCAATATCCGTATCTTAATTGTTAATGCCACCTATCCAATGGTAACCAAGTTTATCTCCCAGACACAGGATAATCTGAAAAAGAATCCCCGAATCCTGCAAATCTATGGTGAGCTGGCTAAAGATGCCGAAATCTGGAATGAAAATACTATCAAATTGAAAACAGATAAAAGTTTTGAGACCAAAGAACCGACAGTTTTCGGTTATGGAATGACTGGAAATCTAGTTTCTACCCATTTCGATCTAATAATTCTGGATGACTTGGTAAACTGGGATAACACCACCACCAGAGACCAAATCCAAAAGGTAATCAGCTTCTACAGAACCACTCTTGACCTTCTTGAACCCAAAGGAGAACTTATTATAATTGGTACGCCATACAACTACTCTGATTTATACTCTTGGATTGAAGATCCTGAAAACAATATCTTAGACAAGTTTGCCGTTTTCAAGAAAGCAGCCTACGAAGGAGACTGGAAAGAGGGTAACTTACTTTTCCCCGAAAGATTAAGCTGGAATAGACTGGAGGAGTTGAGAGTATTGGAAGGCCCTTCCCACTGGAGTTCCCAATATATGCTTGAACCAGTCCTAGATGAAGATGCAATTTTTAAATATGACTTCAAGTATTACGAAGAAGAAGATTTAAAAGGTGTAGAAGTCCTAACCTTTATGACTGTAGACCCTGCTATATCCGCCTCAAAAGACGCTGACAAAACTGCTTTCGTGGTTATCTCAGTTGATAAGGAAAATAACTGGTACATCAGAGATATACGGACTGGCAGGTATGGAGTGATGGAACTGATCCGTGAGCTTTTCTATATGGATGAGAAATGGAAGCCAATATCAATAGGGATTGAGGTGGTTGCCTATCAAAAAGCATTGTCTACTTTCATTCAAGAAGAAGTTAAAAGGGGCAGAAAAGCACCTTTGCCGATCAAGGAACTTAAACCAGAAACAAGTCGAACTACTGGTTTGTCTGAACCCAAACAGTATCGTATTCAATCGCTTGAACCAAGATACGCCAGCGGTAAAATCTACCATCTCAAAACACTAAGAGAAACGGCTGATCTTGAAGATCAGCTAAGAAGGTTTCCAAGAACACCACATGACGATATTATTGACGCTTTAGCCTACATGGAACAATTAGCTTTTCAGCCAAGAATAAAAGATAGGCGGGGCGAGTTTGAGTCTCAGACAGGAAAGAAATGGCTGTACTAATGTTATACTTAAAATATGGCTGATTTAATAGAAGGAAATCCAAACGCCGAGATCAGAGCGGCGTATAAGCCTAGTGAAAAAGAACACGGTCTTTTAAGATTTGTCTATCAACGATATTCAGACATGAAAGCGACTAGGAGTAAGTTTGAACCGATATGGGATAGGCACGAAAAACAATGGGAAGCCTGGCGACCACCAAAGAATATCAACGATTGGCAAAGCAATATAGTCCCACCTTTTACTACATCTATTGTAGAAGCAGAACTTTCCGAACTTATCGATCAAACATTACGCCCTAAGGCATCAGCACGAGGCCCAGAAGATAAGCCAAAAGCCACTGTTATCAATCACGTTATGGAGTACACCTGGGAAGTTGGAGATGGTGATATTGAACTATATAAAGCCATCAAAGATGCTTTAGTTCTTGGTACTGGAATCGTTCAGGAATACTACTGGAAAGATGCTAGGCAAGTAAGAGTGTTGGTTAAATATGATCCCGAAAAGGGAGTTGAGGAGTACGAAGAGAAAGAGATCAACGATTTTGATGATGTATATATGGAAGCGGTTAAATTGCAAGATTTCTTTATTGATGAGAGCGCAAGAAGTATTAACCGTGGCCCATACAAAGCTAATGACTGTATCAGAAGATATATCTTGGACTTTGAGAAATTCAAAACTGTCTACAAGGGAAAAATATTTGATCCGCTTGATAATGCTAAATATGTTAAACCAGGCGGTGACACCAACTACTACGAGTTCTATCAGCCGCCAAAAGGTATCAATCAAAAAGAAATCGAAGTTCTTTGGTATTGGAGTAGAAACCCAGACAAATTGGTTATTACAGCCAATGACGTAGTTTTGCGTAATTCACCAAACCCATACAACCACAAACAGCTTCCTTTTGCCCAAGCGTTAGACGTTATGAGACCTCATCAATTCTATCACAAGGGTGAGCCAGAACTGCTTGAGTCAATCCAAGACGAGTTAACTACTATAAGGAGGCAGAGGATCGACAGATCACATCTTGATATAGATAAGGTATTCTTAGTCTCAAATAGAGAGGTTCTCACCGATCAGGATTTAATTACCGCACCGCATAAACCAATTTATGTTGATGATCCTATGGGATCAATAAAACCTTTGGAATACTCGGCAACACCTCAGTCTGCGTATCTCGAAGAAGATAGACTGAAAGAAGATGGGGAAAGAGTTACTGGTATGGATGTACGAAGCCAGTCAGTTAGAGCCTCTGGGTCTGCCACTGAAGCTGCCATACTAAAGGAAGCGACTTTGAGACGTTTACGACTGAAGATATGGTTATTATCCAGAACCCTCTTAATGGAACAATCAAGACTAAGGGTTGCCAATATAATCCAGCATTATAGCCAGCCAAAACTACAATCTATCCTCGGTGCTAAAGAACCAGAATTGGCAAACGCCATTGCCGCTGGAAATGTCAGATCGATAAACGGCCAGCAGTTTATTGAACAGCCAAGAACAATCAGAACCACTAATATCGAGCTGACAAGAGTTGGTGAGGGCGGTATCGAAGAACGTGATAATAAGGGGGAAAACTTCTTTGATGTACTACCTGAAGATGTTATTCCAATCAAAGGTGCTTTTGATCTTAAACTATCTGCTGAACCAACCTTTCCTGTTTCCAAGCCGCTACTTCAGCAAAAGGTTAATGAACTATTCCAGCATCCAATTATTCAGGCGGCCGTCCAGCAAGGCTTACTTGATCTAAAAAAGACTGCTTCCAAGATGCTGGAGATAAATGACTTTGATCCAGATGACTTTGAAGTTAGGGAAGAACCAGAAGCGGCTATCGATCCAGAACAGATGATTAGGATGGCAATGACTGAAAATGAACAAATGATGGAGGGTGATGAAATGCCTGGGACACCATTTGCCACATCAGACCATACGGAAATACATTTGAACTTTATGGGTAGTGAAGACTTCAAAAAAGCCTTCCGAACTAACCCAGGTATAGTCAATCTATTTGTCAGACATATCTTGTTTGAAGAGGCGGCTCAGCAAGAGAGACAGAATCAACCAGCAGGACAACCTGGAACACCAACTCCCCCTGGCGGTGCGGGAAGCACGGCTGGAGGGGTTGGTGCTTCAGAAGCAGCTGCCGCCAATGCTCCCAGAGCAGTTGGCGAAACAGGTATGACTGAAGGCATCGCTGGATAAAATGTAAAATGCAGTATGGCAAAGAATAAATGGTCTGATAAAGTCAGCGGTATAAAAATAACCCTAGATGACCTAGAGGCTCTTTCCACGCTTTACGGTTCTCCGTATTTTCCTTTGATGAGCAGAATCGCTAATAAGATGGTAACGATGTGGAAAGATCAATCTTTTAAGCTGGACGAACTTGATCCTCATTTTCATCTCAAACACCAGCGATTCGTAGAAAGATCTCTTGGAATAAAAATGTTTTTAAGATTTATTGAGGAATCCAGCAAAAAGCTGGAAAAGGAGGATGAATGAAACAATGCATTGATTGCGGCAATAGAGTTAAAAGTAAGTACAGCAGATGTCACCAATGCCGCCATCGTGAAGAAGCTAAACTACTGCGTTCCCCCTATCGGGAGAGAGGCTTAAACGCCAAGTCTCTCTTCAATCATTGAGTTATACTTATAGTATATGGTTCACACAGGTTCTTACAAAGGTAAGGCCAGCCGTAAAGTTCCCAAGAAGAAGAGAGGAACTAAGGCTGGTCACATGATGGCCGAAAAGCAGATGCGTAAGATGATGAAACGCAGAATGCACAAATAGGAGGATTGTATTCCCTTTAAATCAACCCGTCAAAGACGTTTCATGTTTGCAAAACACCCCGCCATTGCCAAGCGATGGGCTAAAAAGTATGGATCAAAGATCGTGCCTAAGAAAAAGAAGAAAAGGGTCTGACATACTACATGTAGTGGTTGACACTACTCTAAAACACAACATCTTGTGTCAAGATAGAACTTTATCCTAATACATCAATCAATCACTTTTAAAAATCCGCCGTTTTATTTTTTATGCACTATAATATCTCCTAAGAGGTAGAGAGTAAGAAAGCCTTTAAGACCAAAAACTAGAATATAGACCCCCGTGAGGGGGTTGTTTTATTCAGAACAACCACAAGTAAATATTTTATGTTTCTTACACAGAGTTTTCCTAAACGCAACTTTATTAATAGGAAGCTGGGCTTCCCCCGACTCCACTAAAACATCTTCTTTGTTTTGTTTCTTATCAGGAACAATACTCTTTTTTACGTGTTTGTTTCTCCTGTACCGCATCTTATGAGCAGGGTTACAAAAACGCACGCCAGCTATTTGATTACTGCACCAATCACAAAATATCATGTTTGTTACTCGTAGGTAACTATAGAGTATAAATACGTTACTGTCAAGTAACAAATAATTGAAAAATATTGAGTATTTTGGTGAGGGTGTTTACCTCTTATAAAATAAATTACAAAAGGGTGTATGGGGGGGTATAAGCCCCACACGTCGCACAATATGCATTGTACGATGTATCAATTTATCTTGTCTTCTCAATTCTTTTTAGAAGTTCTTGGTTACTCTCTTGTATCAATCTAAGCTCTTCTTTAAGCTCATCTATATCCTTGTTATGGTAGCCTTGATCTAAGTTAAGGTTAGCTTGCAGTCTCTTTTGGGCTGGGAATCTATCCCTAAGCTCATTTATCAATCTAATAGCAGCGACAGCGTGTCCGGCATTGGCTTGGTCATAGTTTTGCTCTGCGGCTTCAATTAGCTTGCGTAGAGAAGTATCAGTAAACTTACTTCCCAATCCTACAGCCTCCAACTCCTTCTCTACTTGTCTTATTACTTGAGGTTTTCTGAGGTTTTCCATTGCTATGTGAGCAGCTACATCATCATTCTTTGGGTTATACGCTTTAATTGCACTTTTAGTTCCATTACCTTTACTTCTCACATATTCCCTTGCAAAAATAGTTTGTTTCAAGGTTGGTTTAGTTATTTTCTTTTGCTTCACCATTCTAACCTAAATTATAACATATTTTTTGGTTAGCTTCAGCTGTGAAGCCCTGAAATGGCCTATGCGGCGTTTTTATTAGCTTGGGGCACATTATATACCTTGTTAAATTGTGTTATCTATTGTTATCCTATAGCAAAAAGTCTTTGTTAAAAAACACTTGACAATTAGTTATCTATTGTATACAATTGTATTGTAGTATTGAGAGATTAAAAGAACCTTAAAACCTTTACTCTTTGATCGCTGGTCTGAAGCAAGTCTGGTTGACTTGTAAGAGCTGAAGATCAACTCTTCAAGCGTTTAAGATCAGCGACTAGAGAATAACGCACTTTAATAGCTTTATACAGGACTAGCAGAAACGGAGATTAAAATATGCAAAAAGATTATCACGCACGCATATTAACAGCAGTTAAACCAAAGGAGTGGATTAAGTTTAGTGATATTACCAAGAGATTAAAATTAAACTCTTATGGTAGCACTTCAACGCATTACTACAGAGCTTGGCTGGATTTGTTAGCAAGTGGCAGATTTCAAGAGTCAATTGATGGAACTTTTAGGATCAACCAATAATTATAAACCGCTAGTCTTGTATCAAGTTATTAAAATTGCTGGGTGCTTTTGAGTATAAAACGTTAAATGGGGGCAATCTAAGCTCGGCCTCACAGCCCAGTACTGCACTTTAAAAGTTAAATACTGGTTAGAGTAGAAAGACAACATATGAGAAACTATGGTGGACAAGGTTGGGAAGGTAGTAAATACCAAAAAACTGAGAACTTAGACGTTGTTGAAATTGCCAAGCTAGTAAAGAAAGAAGCACAAGCTAAATTTCCAACAATAACAATTAGTGTCAGTACACAAAAGTTTGCAGGTGGGTGTTCAATAGAAGTCAGAATCAACAATGTGGATTTTGAAATCTATTCCCCAGAATTCAAAGAATACAATAAAGGGTCAAGAGATCACTTTTTCGAAGGCGAATGGTACAACGAAAAAGCAAAAGAGGTTTTGCAACAACTAAAATCCATTGTCAATCAATACCGCTATAACGATAGTAATGGAATGATTGACTACTTCGACACCAATTTCTATTCGGGTGTTGATTATGCCTACAAGTTGCAACAAAGCCAATTAGCAAGCTAAATCTTACGGGTGCTGATACTCGTAAGATTGTCAGCACCAATTATTATTAAATCTCTAGCCAGTATTTAGTTTTTAAAGGAAGCTATGAACAAACTAAACGTCTTAACAATATTAGTCTTGATTATAATTATCTATCTATTTACTCAAATATCGGGCATAGAACACCTATGCACCGATGTGATTGGGGGTGAATGTGTCTAATTTTCAAGAAGAGGCGAAAGTGGAAGTTACTTTATTGAATCAGTATCTGAAACCCTT